GCGCAAATGTGCATCCGTGGCAATACTCCATACCTGATGCCAACGAGGGCACCAGAGCGGCGCAAAGGTGGCACGGCGGCCAAAACAAAAAACGGGCTGCAAACAATTTGCAGCCCGTCAACCCGCGGACGGTTAAAACATTCTAAACAGTTCATTATATATTTTATAGTCCGGATCTTTTGTAAGATATTCGGAAAATTCGGCCGCGCGTTTTTTTGTCATAACTTTATAATCATGCAGCGCCTTAAATGCTACCTTTGCAGCCGCTTTTATTCTTTCGATAGCGTCAAAAATAACGCTTTTAATTACGCTTTGAAATTGGTATCTTTCCCACGTTCTGTTATAATAACGTACCTTTGCCGTACCTATTAACAAATTATCATTTTTATATAATGCTACTTTGTGTCCCCAGCTATTTCGAGTCTTCCAGAACTCGCAAACAAGCGTGAATTTCACGCCGTTTATTTCTTTGTTATAAATCATAATGTAAGTATTTTGTTATTGGATGTAAGGACCGGCGCCGCCGGTCCTTACTTATAGTCTTATTTCCTCCAAATTTGCAAGATCAAAAATTGCTATTTGCTTATTTATACGGCCTAATTCCTTGGCGTACTCCAGTTCGTTAACTATAACGGTCGCATCAAAATAATACATATTATTTTCTGTATTGTACCAGCCGCCGAAAGCGTTAATTTCAGAATGATCGTCAACGTATTTTACGACGTTTACAAGGCCCTCAAAACCGAATGAGTTTTGAGTGTCGGCCACGGCTACAGCGTACCCCTTTGTGACAGGCTGCAAAGTCGCAGCGTTGACGGTAAAACCTTCTTTGTTGTTGATCGCTATTGTTGCAAGCGCGATCAATACTGATGTTTCTTTTTTATTCATAATCGTAAAGTATTTTTTTATTTGTTATTTATTATTTTATAATTTGTTTCGCATAAACATAAAACCCGCAAAGGACCAAGCGGCAAAAAAGAAATTAAAGAGCGCCACGGCAACAATTGCAGAACCTGCAAAGGGGTTCTTTGCGAAATAGGCAGACAGCCCGCCAAATTTGCAAATTGTATTGTAAAGATCCAAATCTAAAAATACAATAACCAAAACGCCAAAAAGCGTGATGAATAATCCAAAAAGATTTATTTTCATAATCTCAAAGTATTTAATTTGTTATTTGTTTCTTGTTTACATTTGCAAAGGTAATACAAAGGTATTTACTAACCAAATATTTTCGATAAAAACTTTACTTAAAGTATTATATTTAACAGTTATACATAATACTATACTATTTATTTACAGTCGTTAACAAATAGTTTGTTATTATATACCTTATTATATATAAAGCGGGCGCGGGTGGTGTGGGTGTCCTCGGTGGTGTGCCCGCCCTCGGTGGCATATATACAGCCGATCACCCAGGCGGGCACGCCACGAGGCTCCTCAGTGCGGCGGCGCTCTCGCTTCTGAATTAAAGTTTCGAGGTGGAGTTTACGGATGCGATTGCTCTAATTATCAATTATTTAGGTGCTCCTTTTGGGTAGGCTTTCGCAGCGTGGTGTATCGGTTAAAGTGTTGATTATTAGCTATTTATAGGGGTAAACAAATAATTCGTACACCGCATAAATACTTATATTCCAACTTATTTTCTCCCAAAAACATACAGAAAAAGGATATATTATAAAGAAATAATACAAAAACAATACAAAAATATTAGATTTATCGGATTTTTCTTGCAGATATAATAAAAGAGTATTATCTTTGCACTCGAAATAATACAAAAGGATAATAGTTATGAATATAGTACTTGATGTGCTGCGTTATCTCAACGAGCACGACATCACTCTTGTTAAAGCTGCCGAAGCTACAGGTGTGGCGCAACAGAATATAAAGAAAAGCATTGGTAACAACCCGAAGACAAGCACGTTGCTTGCCTTGGCAAAGGGATTGGGCGTTGACCCGCGCGAGTTCTTCTACGATTTAGACGAAAAGGAGGAAGAAAATAATAACATACAAGAAAACGTTGAAGAAAATCTACTCTTAGAAAACCCCGAAATTACCGAAGAGGAAACGAAGGAGCAAAACGACGTTGAAGATCCTGTTCAATCAGATTATGCTGAGGAAGCAAGCAATACAGATGAAGAACGGCCAGCAGATATTGAGGAAAAAGACAAAGCGGTGAACGACAATATCATCAATACCACCACCTTCTGCCCTCATTGTGGCGCAAAAGTTCGGGTCGGTGTGGTGCTCCTGCCCGAGGAATAACAAAAATCCCACGGCAAGCCGTGTGCCTACCGTGGGAAATGATAGCCTTAGCGAGGCGATGGGCTATGCGTCCACCTCACCGTCGCCGCCGGGTTTCTGACCGCTGCCGCCACCTTCAGTGGTAGAGCCGCCGGGCTTCACGCCACCCGTGATGTCGTTGCCGGCAAGCATGACCTTGAGGTCGTCGGTGACGAGGGAGCGCAAGTAGCTGTAGGGGTTGCCAATCTTGTGCTGCGCCTTGTACGCCTTCATCACGGCGAGGTAAGCCTCCGTGCCCTTGGCGGACTTGTCGGACGGACGGTTCTGCTTCCACAAAGAAGACGCAAACTGCGCCTTCTTCTTGAAGACATAAAAAAGCACTACAAAGGCGCAGTTCTCCCAGGTAGGCCCAAGAAGGCACAAACTCCCTCCGCAGCCAAACAAAAAAATACAAACCTACGAAAGTATCAACGTATTAAAATATCAAAGTATGAAGAAAATCTTTAGAATGATGATGCTGTTGGCGATGATGCTCGTTGCCCATACAGCAAAAGCACAAGTAGTGTTTTCAACCTTTAAGTTAAAACCTACCATCCTCTACACATCCAAGGCGCTGAACGTCGGGTTTACATGCGACGGAGAGAAGAAGGTGAAGTATGTCAAGGTGGAGTGGTGTGCCGTGAACGAGGTGGGCGACGTGTCAGTAGGCATGACACCCAACCTTCAGTTGCGCAAGGTGTCGGCAACCGGACCTTTCGACACGAATAAGAAGTACAAGCGTGTGGCTAACGCTGCCTTCATCGGAGTGGAGAAGGTGCACGCCATGCCCGTGAGCGTCTGCATAGAGTATATGGACGGCACCGACTGGGAGCAGGATATTACCAAGGACAACTACCTGCAGTACTTCCCTAACGTGAAGTGGATAGACTTCACTGTGCCTGGAGAGTAAATTAATAACTACGTATTACGCGAATTACACGTAGATGTTATTCGTGAAATATGTGTAATTTGTAGTGGGAAGAAAGAAAATTATTGTACCTTTGCAGACAAGAATATGGCTCTTAGTCATAATCTGTAAAGTATTAAAAGTTGGGCCGCTTCTGTCTGTGAGGATGGAAGCGGCTTTTTTAGTGTCCGGACATTGCTGACGTTAAATGTCCTTATATTCCTTCACGGCGTTGAAGCAGGGGCAGCTCTTCTGCCATTTTGAGGGTGTGTCCTCGCCCCAGATGCTGCGGTGTCCCATTATCCTTGCGTCAGGGTATTTCTGACGGAGGATGCCGAGGAGCTTGCGCAGGGAGGCTTTCTGCTCGGGTGTGCGGTTGTCCGTGGCGACAATTTTCTTGCCTTGACGGCTGATGCCGCCGACGTAGGCGATGTTGATGGCGGTGGAGTTGTAGCCTCTCACACCGTTGCTCACTTCCTCAAGGGCGAGCATCTGATGGATGCCGCCGTCGGCTGTTACTACGTAATGATAGCCGGGGGTTTTCCATCCTTTATGACGGAACTCCGCCCACAGCTCTTTCACTCCCCAAGACTGGTTGCTTGCCGTGCAATGCACGAAAATACGCTGAATACTTCTCATAATTATTATTTATTAGTTATTATTTATTATTTGCGCCCATTAAGCAGCCCCTCAAAGAGGCTTAGACAGGCTCAGTGAGGCCCAGCTCCCAGTCAGCCCAGCCAGCTGCCCATGCCAAATCCCTTTTTAAGAGTTCATTATTCCTGCCGTCTTCAATGCTTTTATAATAGCGTTTACTTTGTTTATTACGGTTGTTAAGGATGCTGAGGAAGACAATTCTGCCTGCGCCGGCATTTTACCTGTCGGTATATTGTCAAGATTATACTCCTCTTCTTTTGTTCCTGTCAATGTGAAATACCAGCTTGGAGTCCCTTGGGCTGTTCCGCCGGAAGCGAAGCAGACCTTTGCCAAGGAGTTCGACAATGACAGCACGCCCTTGATGTCGCCTACGCCGAAAGCAAGGCCGCTTGCGTATTTCTGCGCGTACCATGCGGGGGCGTTATTGGCACCTTTGACCACCTTGAGCCATGTGCCTTTTGCATAGTCTGCACTTATAGCACTCCAGCCACCTGTGGTGGCCTCCTTCAATGTGACGCTTACGTTGTTAAGGGATGTGATGTTGTGGCTGTGTGTTGTCGAAGCCTTGCCGTTGAGAGCCGTATAGACAACCTTGTTCTGTACCGGGTTGGTGGATGTACTGCTGAGAGCCGAGTCAACCGTTATGTTATTGTTGGTTGTTGCAAATGTCGTATTGCGCTTAAAGGTTAGCTTGTTGCCATCTATCGTGACATCAGTGATGGCGTTTCCGCTACCTATTGTCTCTACCTTGTTGAAATAGGACGAAAGCATTGTCTTAAGCTTCGTCACAAGGTGGGAGAGTCCTTTATCGTCAAGATATGCCATAGTAGAAAATTGAGCCACGCCCACCAATAAGGTGAGCGTAGCGATGAATTAAAAATTAGAACAATGATTCGATGTAGGTCTCGTCTATCCTGTCGTTGATAAGGACAAGACCGCCTGACGTTGCGTCAAGCATATACAGGCCTGTGCCCATTGAGTAAATCTTTCCTGCTGTAGGCTTGGTCAGTCCGCCGGAAAGAGTGCCATACATGTTTCCGCCACTAAGCGCACTATACTGTGTCGAGCCGACAACCTCAACAAAACAGTTCTTGGTTGTGTTGAACATTATCTTTCCTCGTGTCGCAGAACCTCCCATGGTGGTTTCTCCAGATGTCATTCCGCCGAACTCAACCACGCCGTATGCGGATGTGGGGATAGCACCCTCCTTGACAAGCATGGTTTTGCTGTCGTAGACACCGTACACATCATCAAGTCTCTTCCAGTCGTCTGCTGAAATGAGACCGTGGAAACCTTCCGAGGCATCCCACAGGTGGCTGTCCTTGACGTGTCCGTCACCGTCAAGAGCAGCTACACCGTTGTTGGCACCCTTCTGGCTTAAGGGTATCTGCGCCTCGTTAGTTACATTGCCAAGACCTACCTGTGCTTTGTTTACTTTGTGCGGATTCTCCTTGTTGTTGATGTGGGTGTTAAGATTGGTCTGAACATCATTTATCGCTTTGTTGACAACCTTGTTCTGCACCGGATTGGTCGATGATGTAGAGAGTGCTGTATCCACGATAATTGATGTCTGCGCCTCACCCAATTTTTCCCACTTTGATGCGTCGTATGCTGCCGTTGTGTCACCAGTATAAATATACTCCGCATAGACATTCTTTTCAGCTGTGCTTGAAGCAAGCTTCAAGTAAATCTTCGTGGCATCAATGTTTGATGTAGGAAAGTCTGTGACAACCTTGTAGAGTGACAGGTCTATTTTGATGTTACCAGAACCCACGACGCTCTCACCGTTAATTGTCTTCATTGCCGGCATATGTGCCGCTGTAAGTTTGCCGTCAGTGCCGAGAGTTGCCACGCCATTTGCCTTACCCTTCTCCGATGCGGGTATCTGCTTAACGTTGTCCACGTTAGTCAGGCCCACATCAGCCTTTGCAATCACTGGGTTAGTAGAAATCTTTTTGCCGTTGATGGTATAGCCATCTACAGCTGTCTTCACTGCTGCGGAAGAATGATCCGCATACTCTTTGGTCTTAAAAACAAGTTTTGACAGACCTTTCTCGTCTAAATACTTTGCCATAATTCTTAAAAAAATTAATTAATAAAACATTGATATATAGATTGTAAAAAATCTCATTGTAATGCTATATGCTCTCGTTAAAGGCATCATCAATGCCCTTTAGGTCTATTGCTTCTGTTTTAACTTCTTCCAACGTCTCAACACGTGGTTTCAGTTCCTTCATTTCCGAATTCAAAGAGTCAACATCTTTACGCACTTCCTTGAAAGCCTTTGTTACAGACGCATTGGCGATGGCGTTGTATGACTCCTCGTTTAATTCCACATCTATTGTCACTTGCGCTGCTCCGCCAAGGCCTATTTCCGACTCTATGAGAGCCGTGACGGTTTCTACTTGTGAACCGACACAATCATTTTTAATCTCCACAACAGAACTATCCTGCTGTGCCACAAGCTGCCATACGTCAATTTTATCTACAGTGTTCATGCCTCGTTCGCCATCGTTCTCAACTAATGTGAGGGTGTACGCTCCAAGGTAATGCTGCGTAGAGCCGTAGCACGTGCCAGCGATGATACCGCCTGGTTCTGTATGCCAGTCAATATCACAACGATGACCATACGTATTACGCAGCAGAACCTTGACAGTTTTCCCCTCAAAGCTTTCTGCCTCTCCGCCACGTCTGACAGTCCATCGGAAGTTAATGTCATTGCCTATACGTATCTTTTTCATATCTTAATATTTTATATTTTCACACAATATCCATTCCATACTATTTTATAGCTCTTTACCGATGTGTACTCGAACTCGCAAGCCAACACAGCCATGTAGCCCGTTTCTATCCACGGCGACTGTGTGCCGCCACCCTTGATAGTTCCTCCGCCAATAACGTTTACCGTCGTGTCGCTCTTGTTCGCTATTATCACGATTTGTCCTATGTAGGATATTGCTTCTTCCGCCGTTACGCCGAGTGATGCACTTATACTGCCTATATTGTAAAAAGGAAGTACAGGTGAAGGATAATCGTCTCCATATTTCGCCTTCATCGCGCCCGTAAAGCACACGTATGAGCCAGCTGCCGAGAAGTCCATGCTTAAATAGCCATTGCTCTGTGAGCTTTTAAGATATTCGGAAATGTTATCAGGAGTGAGTGTCGTCATCTTCTTCACTATAAGACCCGAAAACAAACCGCTCTTTACCTCCAAGCGTCCCTTCTCGTTCACGGCAGCCGTCTGTTCGCCGTTGTTGTTTCTTATCTCGAATTTATCAGCCGTTGCCTTGATGATGCCGTTCTTGATGTCTAAGCCTGTCGCCACCACTGCATCGTCTATGGTTACGTCGTAAGGCGAGAGGCTCCAGCCTTGGTACGTATCGCCTTCTTCCAGCATCGGACGACACAGGTCTATCGCTCCGTTCTTTCTCACGCCTGTCTCTATCAGAAGGCGGTTACATGCTGCCGGAACGCTCACCGTCACCTTGTACAATGCCCACACGTTCAGTGTCTGACTGTCAGGGAACGCGATGCGTGCCACCTCCGTGCCCGTCACGGAGGTGTTGTATGTCTTGATAGCCACGTAGCTGCCATTGTCGGGCTTTGCCGTCATTCTCATCCATACGCTGAATATGTATTTTGTCTGCGGCTTCACGCGCACGTCCTTGAAATACAGGCCCGTCCAAGAGTTTGCAGTGGCTCCGATACAGTAGCATTGGGCATAGTTAGTGCCACCCACGCCCTGCGTCATTATCGTCACTTTCTCCGTACCGTTGATTGGCGTTATTTCGTCATATTCCCTAAGCGCCGAACCAACGATGCAGTTACGTGCCATGTTCACGGTCTCCTCCGTCACCTTCAGCGATATCTCACGGGCCGTCTGCTCAATGGTCGAGGTATACTTCTTCAGCTCGCCCTGCGTCTTGATGGGGATGCCGTTTACGTCCGTTTCCACTGCTCCTACACGGTTCGTCAGCTCCGTATAGTCCGTCCGCAGCTTCTTGTTGTCAGCCGATATCGTCCCCGTAAACTTTGCTACGTTCACCATAAAGGGTATCTGCCGAGAGTACAGCGTCCCGCCGATTGCCATGTACACTATCACATATCCGCTCGTCACACTCACACCGAGCGTGCTGTCTTTGTTTATCGAAGCTCCCGATATCGTCACGTCTATGCCGTCTGTCTGCCTCGTTAGCGTCGGCTTGCCGCATCCCACATTATTGTTGCTCGGAAAGAGATTGCCCACTTCTGACACGATATTCTTGTCAGACCGCATCACCTGTATCTGGGCCGTCTTGCTCACCGTCGAAGACACGACGCCGATCTCGTCTGTGTCAAACACAAGAGGCGCATTCTTTAGAATAAACTCCACAGCGTCCTTGCCGTTTGCTCCGGGGTCTCCCTTGTCGCCGTCCTTGCCCTTGTAGGCTATGGCGTATGACACCGTCGTATGCTCTCCCTCCGAATCCTTGTAGGTCACCGTTGTCCTCGTCCAGAGATAGGGCTTCGCGTCGGTGGCGGCGATGATGGCTGACTGCCATTCCGTAGGTGTCACCGTAGCGCTGTCAGATATGGCGTACGTCACGCTCATGTCCGATATCACCACACCCTCTCCCTTCACGCTGCCGATGTCAAGCCAGTAGGTTCCAGTATTTGTCCAGAGTATTTCGCCTATCTTATACGAGTCGCCGTCGTTTGAGTCACACACGATGTATTTGCCGTTCTTCCATTGCACCACGCAGGGCTTCTTTCCGCCGCCTTCCATGCCCGTTGTGTCGTCCACAAGGTACAGACCGCCGTCCGTAGGCGTTATCTGCTGTAGCTCCGCGTATGTCTTGGCATGGGCAAGAGCGTAGCCGAGCACCTTAAAGCTTGTGCCCGTATCGCCTTTCGCGCCGTCGGAAAGAATCGGAAGTGTCAGCGTTACGGTGGTGTTGTCCGCCTTGACAGTTGCCCGTACCGTCACCGAAGCGAGGAGGTAAAAGCTCACGCCAATGTCGGACAGGCGGTTTATCGCCACGCCGCTCTTGCTTTCGCCCGCAGTGGTCGTATAGTCTGCCGTCAGCAAATATCCGTCCTTCATGTCCTCAGTCACGTTGCCCGTGCGCTTGCGAAGCGTGAAGGTAATGTCGTTCGGTGTCGCCGTCTGAGAGTTCGGCTTGCGGATGATATATTCCGAGGATGGTACAAGGTCGTACGTCACCGTCACAGGGTCGATGATATTGTCAGGGTTGTCATCGGTAAAGAACTTGAAGTTCTTTGCGTTCTTGAGCACAAGGAGAGGGGAATCTAATGAAGTCAGCGTTTTCCATTGATACGGATTCACCGTGTCTCCCGTTTTGTAAGGCGCACCCATCGCATGATATATCGCAATGGCAGGAGCGTTTCCGTTGTCGCTTCCGTCCTCCGTAGATGTCGTCAGCTTGATGAGGTTGCCGAAGCGGTTCCACTGAATCTGGTCTCCTGCCTGCACTATCACGTCGTAAGGCTGCGGCACGTCAGGTTCTCCGCCGTCCGCGGCTGGCTCGTAGCCGAAGAACATGCGGTTTGCTATGACGTTGTTGCCGTCGTCAGTAGTCTTGCCCTCCTGCTCCTCGAACACCGCCGCCAGACTCCGGCCGTCTTCCGTGATGCTGTCAGAACCCGCAAACGTCTTCCTGTTGCTCAGTATCACGTAGTCATACAGCTTGCCGTCCTCTAATGTCTCCTGTCCGACACCTACCACAAGGCGCCAGTAGTAGCGGTTCTGAAGGTTCTCCGTCTCACCAGCCTTCACATTAAAGGTCTGGCACAGTGCCATCATGCCCACATGCCACCAGTTAGCCGTCCGTGTTGTGCCGTCATCAGCAGCAGCGTAGCACTTGTAGCCGACAGTCACTCCTGCATCATCCAGTACGTGAGCCACCTTCATTATCGTGCTGCCAGCGTTTGAGAAGAGCGTAGTACCGCCCGAATAGCTCACCTTTCTCACCTCCGCACTCGCAGCAAAGAATTTCGTCCTTGTCATCAGGTAGTCAATGTAGAGGTGGCTCTTGCCGTCCTTGCCCATATAGAGGTTAAAGCCCTGCGCACCGACAATCACACGGTCTTGCTCGGTGCTCTTAGGGTCACGCACCTCGTCCACAACAACCGTACTCAGCGTGGCAGCACCTTCGCCCGTCACGCCATATCCGTCCTCCGTCCTGCCGATTGTCAGACCGCCGAACACGTCAACAGTGCCATTGGCGCGAAGGTTTTTCAGTTCGATGTCGAAGTCGGTCTTGTCGTTATGACTCTTCGAGAGAGCCTTGCCGTCCATATACTTCGGCGTGACGATATCCGCTTCCGACTCAACCGACGTATCGGCGTTGGCGATGCCCGACACCGAACCCGTCTTGCCCTCAAACGTGATATATCCTCCCGACACGATAGTGACCGCCTTAGCAAACAGTTCACGAAACTTCGTTCCGGCTTTCATCGTGAGGTCCTTGAGGAACGTCACTATCTCGTCCACCGTGCTGTACTGGAACCATTCGGCTTCGTCCGGTCCGGCGTTGATGGCTTCGTTGGAAGAAAGATAACCCGTAAGGACGGTATGGCCCTCAAGCCAGTCGCGCTGCACCGTGCCGTTGTCGCCCGAAGAAGAGAGTATGCCTTGCAGGAAGATGTAGTAATACTTCTCCGAACCCACCTGCTGCTGTTGATCGTTCTTGCCGTAGATGTCAAGAAGCTCGGAGGGATAAACAACAATGGCTGAGGACAGCGTGGAGTCACGCGGCACAGCCACATATACGTATTTCTCGGTATGGGTGTTGAACACTGTAGGCGAGGCTTGCAGCGGCCAACGGCGGTAGTTGTGTCCCGCGTCATAGCTGATGATACCCTTGATGTAGACGAGGATCTGCGCTCCGCTTATGCACGATGCCTGAATGTAATCAGGATAGCCCAATGCGTTTCGCTCTATGTGGAGCGCGTTAGGCGAAAGCCAGTAGTCTTTGGGTGTCGCCACGGTCATGTTGGGATTAGGGTTAGCCATATTGCGTGTTATTTAATGATTAAGTTGTCGAAGCATTGTGCTGCAAGACTCTTGCATTGCTCTACGTAGGCGTTAAGCTCCTTCAGCGGTTGCATGTTGCCCAATAGCGCCTTGCGGTGGCAGGAGAGTTCTTCGGGGTAGGTGTATTTGCCGCTGACAAGGATTGCGGCAAACGTGTCATAGTCGGGTATGGAGAAAAGGGCGACAAGACGCTTGAGGAAGGTAGCGTCAATATGAGCGAACATTCCTTTTTTCGCTATGGCCTCGTTTTTCGTTTCTCTGATGTTCATGCTGCTAAGTATTGAGGTTTTGCTTTGGGTTTGATTTTCAATCTTTATATTTTTATTATTAAAATTCATGTTACAAAGTTAGTGATTTCCGTTTTTACGGACCGGACATCTTACACGAAACAAGAAGCCGTGTAGTCCAAGTCGCCGTCGCCGGCATTCGTGATGCGGATGCTCACGGGCAGCGGTTCGGTGGCGGGCAGCGTAGGCGTGTCTGCACTCTTCGGCACCCATACCGCAAAGTTTGAGATAACCGTGCGCACATAGTTCTCCACCACGCTCTGCACGCCCTGAAGCATCAGATATGGTTGTACCAGTTATGACGGAGAAGAGGTCGTTTCGTTCACCACCATAAAGCGGTTTACCTGCACTTCCGACGACAACTCGCCACCCATGCCGTCATCACACGTTACCCATGCCGTTACGGTATGCACACCGTGCGACAACAATCCATAAGCCGAAATTTCCTGCTGTGTCCACGAATAAGGGTTAGCTTCGGGTCGCTGTTCGTCGGCAAGAAACGTCTTCGGTTCCATCGCCCATGTGCCTGTAGCACCCGTCATCGTGACATGCAGCTTCTTGTCAACAGCTCCCATCACGGAGAACGAGAAGGGGAATCCGCCGTCAGCAGAAAGAAACTCGTTCTGCGGCACACCGGAAGACTCAATATCCTCACGTGCTTATTCATTGTCCTTCTTGGGCGAAATGGCGCGATACTCGTCCTTCGTGATAAGCACTCCTGCCAAGCCGTCCACACGCAAAACGAGTGCGGCGATGGCTTTCTGCTGATTCTCCAGTACCGTCTGGATGTCCGCGTCTGCTTCCTTACGTGTCTTGGCTTCCGCTTGCAGTTGTTCGCTGAGAGTATGTGTTTCGGTTGTCAGCCGGTCGATCTCGCTGCGCAATAGTTGATCCGCTGCCATACGCTCGGCACGCTCCGTCGCAAGGTCGTTGTCGGGACTACGGTTTACGTCGTTCAGCCAAAACTGGTTGCATTGCCACATCTGATTAGTCTCGCGAATAAGGATCTCGGAATAATAAGGAATGTCGGGTTCGCCGGTCTTTATCTCCGCATCCTCGGCAAACGACCCCAAGCGATATGTAGTGTTCTTGGGGTCGGCTCCTATCTTGAAAGCCAGTGCGTCAGCAAGAGTGTTGAAAATAAATGTTTTCTTGTTTATCATGCTGTTGTCTTCTTGTTATTATACGTCAAAGATAGCCTTAAATATTGGCTCAAAGCGGACATACGCAAACGACCCCAAGAGCTCATGCGTCTCTTGAGGTCGTAAGAAATAGAGAGAATAAAATAATAAAGAAAATCTGGTGTTGTTATTTCAGATGATTGTGCTTCCGCAGAAGTCGAGTTTCGCCGTGAACGATACGCTGTGCATTTCCTGTTTGGTATCGTCGCAGAAAGTGATTTCCTCTTCGGCTGTGATGGTGCAAGGCAGGAACTTGCCGTTGATGTTTATCCATGTGCGTTTCGTCATCAGGAACTCATGCAGATACCATGCGAGCCATGCTTCATCGAGCGGGTCGGTCTGGAAGTTCCATCCTTCCCTATCATCCTGCTTGCGCGTGACGGAACGTGAGAACGAGCGTAGGGTCTCTTTTCTTGTTACGGTGTAGTTGGTGGTGGTAATGCCGAGCTTCTTGCTGTACACTCTCGGCACGCTGACGCTCTCCAATACACCGAACGAATTGATGAAGCGGAACTCCGTGCGACGGCTGGCTTCCGACTGCGGCATGGCGTAAACGCTGATGTCGCCTATGGTCTGCTGTCCTTCATCGGTTATAGTGAAAGCCTTGGCTTCGGGTGCATCCCATGCGACTGTGGAGAAGTCGATGGCAGGAGTGTAAGGATCTGCGTAGATAATGGTTTCGCCTACACACGCCAACTGCGGTATGGTGGGCTTGCGAGTCATTCGGCTAACGGGCATCGTGTCGTTTGTAGCCATAAGTCGGTCGTAGTCGGAAAAGCCACCGAAGATAGTTTGCTTCACGTCCTCGCCGGCGAGATAATATACAGGTTCCGATTTCTTTACTTCGCCGTCAGTCATATACTCGTCGTATGCCGACACATTGAACTTCACCATAGGCATTACGCCCGGATTGGGAGAATACTCGTAGGAGTCGCGGAATGACCGCAGGGCAGACGAAATGTCCACAGTTATCGGGTTGCCTTTCTCGTTGTTTATAGGCTCGGACATCTTTATTGTCTCGTATTTGCCGTCACTCATGCCACTCATGCCACACTTCACCTCGAATATCATACGATGAAACGAAGGTGTCTCTTTAAGTGCAATAGGCCAGACGATGAAGACAATAGGATTGCCATTGAATACCGAACCTGAATGTAATTTAAGTAAACTTGCCATTGCTTCAGTTGTTATTTGGTATTTATTATTTAAATGCTATAAATTTCAAGCTCTACTTCGCCCATTCCTTCCTTTGCCGATACGTCAGCATTAACCTTGTTAATTAGGCATTTCTTGCCGTCGATGTTCCACCATTCTTTCCAATGGTTCTGAATGTCGGCTATCTGAGCTACGGAGGCGAGGCACTTGACGTAATACTTCTTGCGATGTAAGAGGAAGTAGATGTAATCGACGAGGAACACGTCTACGTAGCCACGGTTCTTGACCGACGGGGTGTTCACCACAAGCGGAGCATCTGCCCATTCGGGCTGCACCCAAGCACGAGGCTTCAGGGAGAAACGCTCCTCGTTGCCGTTGCCCGGCTCAATGCCATTGTAGTCGTACTCTACGCCGTAAGGGTCGATGGAGTCGGTAGTCAGGGCGTACTCGCCCGCCTTGGTGCGCCACTTCGAGTTTCCGAAACCGTCATAGTTGTAATCATAGGCTTCATGCGTCGAGTCAATGCCACCGCCTCGCATAATAGCCACCGACAAGCCCCAGTCGTATGACTGCAGGGGCGAGTTGCCGTCATCGGTCTTCGAGGGGTCATAGCTCTCACGCAGCGAAAGTTCTTCGGTGACGTAGAAGTCGGCTACCATTGACGACATGGTATTCTTGATGTATTGCTTCACAAACTCATGCTCCATATCCTCGTCAACGAGAGCTGCCATCTGAGTCTTGGCGTAAGACTCGTTTACTCCTGCAACTTCCCTGCCCTTGCTTTCCTTGCCTACTTCAGTTGGCTGATTCGGATCGTCAGTTACGCATTTACTGCCCGAAGTGGCTGACAATGCCTTACGATAGTTGGCATCCACCATTCCTACGGGAATGAACGATGACTTAAATTCCAGAATGAAGTCTTCGTTTATTGTAGAACAATCACCTACTTCCACGCCCTTCATTGCAGCCACCTCAAACAGTCGCGGCTTCATGTCGCCAGCATTGGTGAAATCCTTGTCAATCTTCACACGATATTTGTTGCCCGTCTGAAGGTCTACGAACACGCTCATTTCGCCATTATGCACACGATGAATAATTTCCTTATATGTAAGGTTCGTCACGGTGCGGTTCTTGGGATATTCTATATAGTCGTAATCCGTATTGAAATCCTTCACCTGGTTCTTTACGTTGTCGCGCTGCTCTTTCGCTTCACTCTCGGCTGCATATCCGGCACGCACACCGGTTATCTTCTCAGTCATGGGCACCATAGAGAGTACCTGGGCATGGAAGGTGCGAGGGTCGGGATTCTGCTTGCAGAACACGTCACGGATAAGATAGGCTGTTACTTTCTTCTGCTCGTAGTCGTAATGAAACTTTATGCCGAACTGCTGTTCAAGCGAGTCGATAACGTCCGAAACCGACTCGTCGGGGAAATTCTCTCCATTGGCATACATGCGGAAGATGCTTGCACTCATCTGAGCCGACTTTATGGTACTCTTGCAGGTGATGCTCGCAATATTTTTTTCGCCTACACGCTCGGTTTGCCAGCCACCATCCACGGTCACCACTTCTGTGTCCTTGAAAACTCCTTGGTTGTAGAAACCGCCTTCATACTTCTTCTCCACTACCTTATATGTAACCTCACGGTATCTGACCTCCTGCACGCTCTTGTCTTTTGGATTTTCGAGTTTGAGCTGACCGCCACAACCGCGCGAACTGAGCCATGCGTTTACATCGTCAAAAAGATTTTTTGTCTCTTTCTCATTAGCAGCTTGCTTCTGGAAAAAGCCGACCTTGATGTCTTCCGTGGTTTTCAGTCCGGCTTTCACGGCTTCGTCTTCCTCCTTGTATTTCTCACCATAATACAGCGGTTCGATATCGTAGGTGCATTTTGTGGTGAAGAAGCAGAGACGGTTCAAGTCGCCGATGGCTGTAAGAGCCGAATTGTCGAACTGTACGCCAAGGTGCTCAAAGAGACAGTCGAGGAAGAACAGCACGTAGAAGCAGATGCCCGATTGAGGACGGTCGGCATCCAACACCCATATCGGTCCGCGGTCTTCATACATTTCCTTCTCGTTTGTATTGTCACTGTCCTCGCCCTTACGGGTGTCAATAGACTCCACCACATCGTCTGATGTTGAGCCATCTTCGGCAAGGTCGTAATGCTTATAGCAGACACGGGCGTTGCAGTATGGCTTCAGAGGATAAGGGTCGCTAACGTTAATGTAAGAAGTAAGAACGTCGGGCACCTTCACCTCGTTACTGTTAGGATATGTATATGTCTTCTTCAATACAGCCTCGTGCTTATCGCCTTTCTCCTTGCATTGGGCAGGATAGGAGAAACCGAGAGCTTGGGGCGAAAAGGTAGCGTTAGTAGTGGATTCGCCCACCGAACCATACTTCTTGTCACCTTTCTTGCCCTGATATTTAATGACAACCTCAGTGTTATACGTTACGCTAACGCTCACTTCATCAATCTTCTCGCCTATCAAGAGTTGGTCGTGATATTTCTGCGGTATAGGCACCTCGTTGCACTTGAGGTCGCTAATGAGGTCGGAGAACGATTGTGTGCTTGCATCGACGTTGAGCGAGAGGGAGTCTTCCAGTCGTCCGTCTTCCTGGATGATGGCTGTGCCGGAGGCAAAGGGTACGCCGTCGGCGATGATCTGCATCGGCGTATGCTCGTAGCTCACGGGGCGTATGTCGCTGCTGACATCATCCACGTTCTTGAGAAAATGTCGGTTGCCTTCGATGGGCAGCTCCACGGGATAGGAGAACATCTCGGTGTCGTTGAACAATGGGTTGCTCAACTCTATGCTGATGGATGTGTCTTCCTTTAGGGCGAGCGGCTTGCCGTCGGCAAGAATGGTGAGTTTGCTGTTCATGTTTTTTCTTTTTAATGGGCCTTACTGGGCCTTTCTGGGGTTTGCTGGGCTTTTTTGTTATACTATTATGTGGGCGTTGCCGTACAGTGTGATGTTGCGATCGGTATTGCTGAATACCTTGGTGTCGCCGTAGGCTTCAATCTTCAGATAGCCGCAAACACGGATCTCGCCACCGTGGGCTTCGCATGTCACACGACCGAAAAGACGGGCGTTAGTAGAAGTCCATAAACGGGAGTAGCCAGTGGCTTCTACTCCTCCCTTGCTGACATGACCGTAAGAATGGTCGTAGAGCTGAACAATACATTCATCGTTTTTCTCGCTATATACCTGGGCGTGGTCCCATGCACGAACGTATGCCCTGCCGAGGACATAGCACTTGGCATAATCGTATATATCAACGATGCGGTCATGGTCGGTAACAATGACAAGTACAAACTCGGGTGCTGTCTTCGGACATTCGTTAACGTAGATGCCGGCGGCGTTCATTTTCGCTCTTAGGGTGGGGTCGAGGTAGAGAGCATGAAGTTGTTCGTTGATGATATCGGCGTATTTGCTCTCAACGAGGTCTTCCCAATTCGCACGCCACACAGCCATGAGCTGACTGATGTTTTTTGTGGCAAGCATGGCACGATAGCCTTCGGCGCAAGCGTGGCGGTCGTGGCAGGCGATGGTGCAGATTTGTTTGAGTTGATCGAATGAGGTCATGTGTCTTGTTTTTAAGCCTTACTAAGCCTTTGGTGAAACTTCACTTTTGGTTTTCTCTAAGATAGCCTCGTAGCCTTTCAGCTCGTCTTCGTTCACGATATCGGCATAGTCTTTGCGGAGTTGGGAGATGCGGTCGGTAAGGCCCTTTACGCGGGCTTTGGTCGATGGCTTGTCCTTGCGCATGATGTACTTAATGAGAGCGTCGGCTTCGGCTTTGTGCTTGGCTGCTGCGTCGCGGGCGGCTTTCACCTCGGGCCGGTCGTTGGCTATCTTGTCGGCTACCGACTGGGCGAAGAGAGGGTCGCGGGCGAGCGCCTTGTCATAAAAAGGACGAAACTGGGCGCGTAGGTTCTGCGGTGGAACGTTGCACGCCTTCTCTATTCGGGCGATGTATTCGGGGTCGCCGGTGCGCGGTGATAGGCGAAGGTATGCCTCGCCAATTTCGCGGTCAACGTTGATGTAGATGCGAGGGAGGATGTCGCTTTCTATCTTTACGGCACGGGTGGCGAGAAGGGCAATCTCTTCTTCGGTGTAGATAGGTCTGCCAGCCTTCTCATTGGCTTCGGCCATGGTCTTGGCTTGCTCAGACTTTGCTGCCATCTCGTTGCGTAGAGAGCGCACGGTGTTTACTTTCTCTTGCAGACGTTCGGAGAGGAACGGTCGGAGCTGCATGAGGTTGGGCATGGTGGACGCAATGGTCTCGCCGTTGGGGTTGGCTACGATGCCGCCGTAGGTAAGGGGCTGCAAGGTGAGGTCGGGCTTTAGGTCGGGAAAGAGCGAGCGACGCGCTTCCTCAAGAGCCTTCTCTTTCTGCTGCTCGGCATAGAGGGCCTGTTCCTCCTTAGTGGGGCGACCGACGTGACGCTTTATCTCCGTGCAAGAGGTCTGCATGGTTTGCAGATAGGTGAGGAGCTGACGCACACGACGATGATAGTCGCGAAAACGGCGGCTCTCCTTTATGAACGACATTGCCCGTGGATTCTGCTCAAGAAGAGTAAGACCACGCTCGAAGGCTTCACGCTGGTCGGAGGTGAGCATACGGGCGGAGAGGGCAGGGGTTAGAATGCGGATTATTTCTTCCATAGTGTTACATCGAATTGGATTTTTATTTTTAACATCGGATTTTACGGATTTTACGGATTTTGATTACTCTCGCTGCTTGAAGCATTCTACATCCGTTGAATCCGTCAAATCCGATGTGAAACTTATCACACAGCTAATTGTTTATTTATCAACATCGGATTTTACGGATTCAACGGATTTGAAGTTTGTTTCATTTGTTTCATTCGATGACAAAAGAAAGTCCGTTTTGTCCGTTTAATCCGATGTTAATATCAATACAGCAGTGGCGACACGAATATCTTGCTGTCTGGTTGGTTGTTCTCGTAGCCTTTGCTTGTTGAGTCGGTGGTGTTGGTTGAGGACTTGTCTGGGGTGTTGTTGGCGGCATCCACTGCCTTGCGCATTTCCATGAGCCGGAGCACCGAAGATCGTAGGGCGATGGCTTCGTTGTGGGCAGCGGCTCGGCGTGCCTTGTCAATAGTGAGAATTGTTGTGCGCTCTTCGAGGTGAGCAACCATCAGGCGACGTACCTTGCGAAGGAGTGGCTTGTCGGCAGGGTCGTCGGTGTGGAGCAGACGCTGCACCGTGTCCTCGCCAATAGCCTCGCTGATGTATTCGTCCTGGATGAAGTGAAGGTCGGGCAGAAGACGGATGAACTTCTCACGGCTTTCGTAGATGTCGAGATAGTGCTGAAGGTCGGCACATGTAGCAATGAGGAGGTCGTGGTGGAGATAGTAGTACTGGCTCTCCTGCCACAATAGGCTTATCTCCTCAATGGTCTTGTGCTCCTCGTCCTTTGGTTCGGTGGTCGGTGGATCGGTGGAGTCGGCATCGGCGATGGGTGCGGGTGTAGTCATCTTACGCGCCCAACCTTCGAGCATCACAAGCATTTGGTTGAGCGATACCATTGCCTCGCGCTTATAGCCCTGCACACCCTTGTCGAGCAGGTCTTTGGATGCAGCGCCGTAGTCTTCGCTCGACGCTACGTTGATGCCCGTGCCATTGATAGAGAGGGCTTGCGTGTAGGCGAAACGAGACATGGCATCATAAACCACCATGCGCTGTGCCATAAGCAGGAGTTGCTGCCAAGGCAGGTGAGTATGCTCGCCGTTGGTGACGGAAAGGTAGAACTCGTCGGGAGAAATGCTCTGATAATACTCGCACAGTTGGTCGTAGAGCGAGTCGCCTAACTTGTCGCGAAGAAAATCCTTCTCGCTGTTGTCGAGTGTACCTTGAAGAGAACTTATCTCGTCAATGGCGTTGCTGGGAATGTGGAGCCGAAGCTCCTTGGTGGTTGATAAAATCATACGCTATGCGAATTTTATTGTTTATATTTTATCATCGAATGAATAGAATGGACCTAACTGCTGCTTGCGGTCTGTGAAATACTACGAATTTCACGAAATTCACGAACAATTAGTTTCATTCGTGTCATTTGATGATTCTCTTGTCAGAACAGCGTGAGCTGCGCTTGCTCCTGCTTAATGCGCTTGCAAGCCTTGTCGTAATACTCCTTGTTGAGTTCAAAGCCGATGAAGTTGCGCTTCTCGCGGATAGCTGCAATGGCGGTGGTGCCGCTGCCCATACAGTTGTCTAAAATGGAGTCACCCTCGTTGGAGTAGGTGCGAATGAGGTACTGAATAAGAGCTACGGGCTTTTGAGTGGGGTGGAAGGTGTCGGCTGAATGTTCCTTATCGAAGCAGATAATACTATTTGGAAATTTTTCATCTGATACGATAGTAGGCACTTCTTTATGGTCGCCGTAACAACCTCGCTTCAAACTATGAGAACCATCGCCCCTTCGATGGTTTCGTTGATGTGGCGCACATTTTAACATCTGAGGGTTGTAGATAGGCTGCTTTCGATAGAATACTGCAATATCCTCATGCGAGCGCAGAGGCATCTTGTTGACATTCAAAAAGCCCGTTGCTCTGTTTTTGCTCCAAATAAGATTATATTTCCAAAGTTTCGGCTGCGACATCATAAGCTGTGCAGTGAACATACCTTGACAGAAAAGAACAATCGCTGCATTGGGTTTGGCTATGCGTAGATATTCTTTCCATAATGACTCAAGCGGAATAATGCTATCCCATCCCCCTCCTTCACTCTGTTTGTTGAGAACACCATACGGCAAATCGCACACGATGCAATCCACGCTCCCGTCCGGAATCCGTTTCATTCCTTCGAGGCAGTCTTCATTATATATCTTATTCAGTTCAATCATTCTCTATATCATTTATTCGTTACTATTCCTGCATCGTCACCCCCGTTTTCGAGTTATCCAGCGTGGTGAGCACTTCGCGGTCTATCTGCCACACAAGGTGCGAGTCCCACTTATTGAACTTGCTTATCACCTCCAACGGTCGGAGCATGAGCTGCTGCAATGGGGCAAACTGTATCTGCTTTACAAGGAAACGCTCGCGGAGGTCGGTGCCGCCCGATGATGTAGCGTCGCCTGGGGTGTTGCCTATGAGCTTCGAGTCCAAGCCCATGGCGAAGAATATAATGGAAGATATTTCCTGGAGCTCGGTCTTCTCGGCTTGCGCTTGCGAGTTGGCCTTGCTCTCAATCTCCACAATCTCCCATGCCTTGTGCTCCTTGCCGTCCAGTCCGGTGAACACGGCAGAGATAAGAGCCTGACCTGCGTTGTCGGGATTAGACAGCCAGCGGTTGACATCGGTGAACACCTCCTGCTGTATCTGAGCCATCGTCTTGCTCTTGTTCTCGCCCTGCTGGGTGTAGAGCTGCTTGAGGTATTCCTGATGAATGTATATGACGCGACCGATGATGTTGCTGTTGCGCTTGCGAGTGAGACGGTCGTCAACGATGGTGAAGGCATACTCAAAGATGCTTCCGGCAAAGATGCTGTGCCAAAGGGCATCGGCATAGTAAGGACCACCGAAGTCGCGTGGCGACATGATGAAGCGTGTGGGTCGGTTCTTGCGGCTCACTTGTTTCTCACGAGCCTCACGCAAGCGGCGGTTGAGGTCGCTCACGGCTGTGTCGGCTGCAAGATAAGGCACGGCAGCAATGCGACGGTCGGTTTCGGTGAGCGTCTGGGTGGAGTCGAGCCACTGATTTGAGAGGTAAGCATAGTTGATGCGATACTGACTATCCATGCGCTCCAGTCGGGTGGTGAACACCGAGCGTGGCTTTATGCCGACAATCTTCGGGTTCCACCGTGATGTGGGCACGGGGCGTTTGTTCTCGTCCAACTGACGTTGGTTGAGCTGCAACTCGCAAAAACATTGCGACATGAGCGACATATCGCCTGCCATCTCAAGGTAGGTCTTGTGGAGGTCGTTGTTCTTGATGAATGCTTGCAACTCCTCATTGGTGTCCTCCCATTCTTTCAGTGCTGCCTTGAGCGACTTCATCTCCTCGGAGTCGGCATCTTTGGATTTAGACTCTGACGTTTGGTTTTCTGTTTCAGACATTTGCTTTTCCTTAGCCTTGAGGTCGGCTATCTGTCCTCGGAGCAGCGTGCCGGCAGAGGGAAAGGCGATGTACTTCTCGGTGATATTGCCACCGACATACTGTGTATAGTGATACTTGGCGCACGGCCCACGGCCTACGAGTATTTTCTTCACGAAGTCAACTCCCGCTGCCGGAAATGGCGACATCTTGGAGAGCAGATACACGAGGTTAGGCAGTCGGTTGCCCACGCCCCACTCCATGAATCCCAATCCCTTAGTGCCTACACCTTCGGGCACGGCTTTGTTCTCGCCGCCCGATGATCCGAACACAGCGGAAATCTCCCGTCTTGCCGCATTGCCTTCCGCTCCGGTCATGGTAGCCGAAGCCGTGAGCTTCTGGTGAACGTAATCGCCCCATGAGAACACACTGCTGCCTCCCTGCTTGGGCGCACAGAACACGCCAGGCAGAACGGCCTCGTAGCCTTGCGACTGAAGCTCCTCACTACGCTGTTGGAGCTCACTGATGTTGCTAACTGTTGTCATTGTGTTGTATATGTGTTTTGTTGAATGTTTATAGCACAAAGATAGGGAAAGACGGGGAGAAGGGGCGGACATGCTCGGGGAGGGGAGATCCAACGAATTACAAATTTCACGAAGATAAAAATCCGTGTGCTTCGTGTTATCCGTTGGCCGAAAACAAAAAAGACTGCGGGGTCGCTGTCTTCCCCTTGCCCACACCCAAGTAATTGGAAAGTTCGGGGTGTCGGGCTGTTCGGGGAAGACCATGCGAGCCACGCAGTCTAAACATACTTTTTAACACTTAATCTTTTGCTGCATTATGCCACAGCGAGCATGCCGTTACTGAAAGTCGTAACCAAGCATTTCGTTGCCAGCCTGAAGGTCGTAGCTCTCCACGTCATCTATCACCATGTCCTCGCCGTTGAAAAGTTTTACTGTCAGTCGGCAGTTTAAAACGTCGGGATGAACGCTGCGGATATTGTTGTTAGAGATCCATATCGGGTGGCTGTTTTCTTTGGTATATACCACAAGATACCACGGACCTACCTTGTTCCACGCCATAGCCAGCTTATCCGAAGCAGTCTCGACAACCTTCTCTATGAACTCCTCCTGGTGCTTCCGTCCGAACTTGTCGATCCAAGAAGAGAAGATGGAAAGCACGAAGATAATCAGGAGGATTATTAACGCTGAAATAATTGATACCATAATCGTTATTGTTTTAATTGTTTATCGTTTGATATTCCACATTTGCTCAGCCGGACCAACGAGCACGTCTATGTTTGCGCCCTGCTTCTGAGCCACTGTCTCCACCCATTTAAGCTGAATAAACTGCTGCGGGCTAAGATTCATCTCGCTCATATACGCCTTGTCTGCCACAGCCTTTTGGCGTTCGGCCTTCTCGCGAGCCACCTGAACCTCATATTCACGTTCCTGCGTCTGCTTGGCCTGTACCATCTTTGCCGTGCGGTTCATTTCGGCAAGCTGTTCCTTGTTGGGTGTTGCCTTGCCGATGATAACGTCCTTGATGATGACTGGCATCGGCTTGTGCATTGAGAGGGCAGCAACGTAATCCTGCATCTGCTTCAGAATCTTCTTGTCGATAGTGCTCAATACCTGACGGTTAGACATCAAGTCGAACGGACTATACTGTGAGATATGGTCCCTGACAAGATTGCAGAAGTAGTTGTAGAGGTTGGTGTTAAACCAGTCGCGTCCATAGTTCTGCAACAGCACGGGCGACTTGCCTTGCTCCACCTGAGTGACAATGACAGAATGGAAGTCGAGCGGAGTGTTGTCGTCGGAGAAGATGTCGTCGAGAACAACCTCGTGGCGTACCGGAACAATCTTGAATGTCTCGGCACGAGTGCTCATGGCACACCATGTCAGACCGCTCTGAACCGGGTCGTTGTCAACTCCTCCGTGTCCGAAGAACCAAGGCTTCTTCACCAACACGGCTTCCTCGTCGGCATCGGGCGACACAAAACGGCACGAGGATAACATCACTACTGCGACAACCGCAAAAAGAATTGAAAATAATTTTCTCATAAGAAATGAAATTTAATTGTTTATTGAATTGTTGCTTGTTATTTCGTTCTTGTTTCTTTCAAGAGATATTTGTAAGAGCCCAGTCCGTTATCTTCGCCCTTCTCAATCTTCCAGTCGAACCCGGCCTTTTGCAAGCTTTGCACGAAGGCGTTGTAGTCTCTATCTTCGATATACGGAGAAATGTTCTCTTCTTCAAAGACAACGAGGTGAGGATTACAGTCGAAGTCGATGCGCAGGGGCTTGTTGCCGAGAAAATCACGCAATTTAAATATACCGCGAGGGTCACTAACGTGCAGATTATACACACCACGTCCGCTTATCCAAAGGTAAGCATAGCAATAGAGCCTTTGTTCTTCGGCATCATACCGCTTTGCACACACAATGGTGGTGTCAGAACCACGGAGCGACGAGATTTCGTAAAAACGTCCGTCCTTGATATAGTTGAGCATGTATTCGCGACGCTCTTTCGGAGTGAGGAGCACAGGAGGCTCCGGCAGCCATGTCTTCCGCTTCTCCTCTCTCTTTCGCTGACTTTTCTTTGCAAGTCGTTCCTTGTGTATTATCCGTACACGCCAAACGACAAAGGCGAGGAAGAATGTCCAGCCGAAGATGGCACCAAGAAAGAATGCCCAGCCTAAAAAAGTAGATATAAATATGTTCATTGTTCTATATAAGTCCTTTAAATTGTTATTACTTTGCCTTAAAGTTATATATCGGTTTGATGCGCTTCACCACATCCACAGTGTCGCCTATCAGTTCTTCTATCTCCTCTGCCGACTTATACGCCATTGGTGCTTCGTCGATGGTGGACTCGCATACCGATGTAGAGTAGATGTCGTGCATCTGCTGGCGGTATTCCTCCATGCTGAGCTGCTTCTTGGCTGCCGTGCGCGACATCAGTCTGCCTGCACCGTGCGGAGCCGACTGAAGCCAGTCGTCGTTGCCCTTGCCGCGACATATCAACGAACCGTCGCGCATGTTCAGAGGGATAATCAGAGGCTCGCCCTTCTTTGCGCTCACGGCTCCTTTTCGGATGATGCCTGAGTGTATGTCGAAATAGTTATGCCTGGTGGTAAAGAAATCCACGAACGATAATTGAAGCCCATGGATTATAGTCATTGCTATATCCCATCTGTTGTCGTCGGCAAAATACTGACAGACGTTCGCTGCGAAATTATAGGCATCGAGGTCTTCTCCCTCAAGATAGGCGAGATCGGGAGGCACGGTGCCCAAACGACGCAACGCATTGTTAATCTCCCTCTCTAAGCCGTACTTCTTCAAGTCTTCGATGATGCGCTTGCGCTCCTCACTACGATTCACATTCTTCTTGGCTAAGTGTTGGAAAAAATTGCACACCTTAACTCCGAGATTGCGACTGCCCGAATGTATCACAAGATACTTACAGCCCTGCTCGTCCTCGTCAAGCTCGATGAAGTGATTGCCGCCACCGAGGGTGCCAAGCGAGCGTCCGATATAGTCGGGGTCGAAGCAACCTTGTGTCCTTTCGTGCAAATCGAGCAAAAGATGTGACGTAAGCGGACTCATAACTTTTAGCTTGGACTTTTCGTGAACGTCAAATCCGCTCGGCACCGACTCATTGATGATTCGGTCGAGAAGCGAAAGGTTAATATCCTTCTCAGCGAACTTGAATACCAACATACCACAGCCTATATCCACGCCTACGGTGTTGGGAACCACCTTGCCACGGGTTTCAATCACGGTGCCTACGGTGCATCCCTTTCCGGCATGGCAATCGGGCATAATACGAATCTTACAGTCGCGGTAAGCCTCGCTCTCTGCCATCTTTCTTACTTGCTCCTGGGCTTCAGGTTCGATGGTCTTTGCAAAAATCTTTAAGTCACTCATTGTTCGTTTCTTTGTCTATAAATTCGTAAAAGAAATGTGCAGTGGTTGAGTTTTCCTTCTCCTCGCTCGTCTGCACCAGAGCCCGTTAGATACGTTGGACGGAGTGGCGACATGCGGCACACTGAGTACGGTCCCTTGGCCTTCGGGATAAGTTTCTTGGTTGTCACCAGATGAACCCGATGTTAGTATTATTCTATGATAACTCTCTTACGCCAAACTTTCTGGTTCATCCGATGACGAATATCACAGCCGTTTGAGAAGCGTGCAGCATTGATTGCCTAACGCCTTCCCCTCGTAACCCAGCTTTTCGTACCAATGCAACACCCACTGAGGAGAGTCGCGTCCGTCCCACGAAATTGCGACGGTCTCTACGCCGTAATACTTCATCTCTTTTTCTACTGTCTCCATCAGGTGCTTTGCCACCTCACGGCCGCGGTGAACTTCGTCCACCCACAGCGAGTAGATGAGAGCATCCGCTTCGCCATCCAAAGGTCTGTCTTCGGCACGATTAGGAATGAACGCCTGTATGCTGCCATGATGCTGCTCGTCGGTAATGAGTATGCGAGTGGAGTCTTCCCAGTGTTGATGCTGTATCATAGTTGAATTGTTACGCAGTTTTGTTTAGTCAGACGACTGTCTGTATGCTTGTGCAAATTTAGATTATTCCTTTTACTCGATACGGACATTCTCCTCGAAGTCGTATCTCACGTCTCGGTTCTGCAGGTGAGCCACAGGCGTTTTGGAGAAGATGTCTGCCTCACAATCGGCTAAGGTTTGCACGAACGCCTCGTACATCTTCTGTTCGTCATGTTCTTCGGGAAAGCCCTGGCTCGTCCGCTGCCATCTCAGATCAGGGCGTTTGCCGTCCTTCACGTTTCCTTTAACAATCAGCATGACACTTACGGAGTTTTCGCCCTCGCACACATCCGCACGAAGTATGCCGTAGCCAAGCGGTTTGCCAAAAATGTAGCAACCTCTCTTGTTTCCAAGAAAGCGGTAGCCGTAGTTTCGCAATGCCTTTATCACAAATGTTCTCATGTTCAATCTTTTTTATAGTTCTACTAAAACTTTTATCTCTTGATTGCCTCCTGTAGGTACAAGACAAGCAGGGCATAGGCCTCGGGCAGAATACACACGACGCAGCACATCAAACATGTGCGTAAAGGGTGGGGTCTGCATCATGCCGACTACGAGGGGGCGTGTGGTGTCGGTCATCGTTTTACGGAACTAACCTTCACACCGTAAAGCATCTGTCGGCAGATTACGCCACATTCTTCAATTACACCCAGGCAAGAGTCGCATTCCAGACAGGCTGTAGAACACACAGCAGGGGAGCCTTGTATGTAGCCGCAGGACGTTCCTTTTTCCATATAGATTTTCTTGTCCTTCATAAAGGAATGAATTACTTTTGCAAAGCCCTTCAGCTCCTTGTTTTCCTTTTCCAGCTTGTCGCAATGGACGCGCATCTTCAGCATATCGTAAAGCGTCTGCCTTGACGGGTCTTCGTCCTTGCGCTTCTCTTTGCCGTTCAACTGGCGCACGGCTTCGTTGAAATCGTCCATGAGCTGATGTACACGCTGCGTCATTTCAATGTTCTCTGCCTTCAAGTCGGCGATGATGTAGGCCAATGCCTCCATACGTTTGTTTTCTTCTGTTGTCATTGTCTCTATAATTTTTATTACATATTATACAATAGCGGCATCAACATTTATTGTCTTGCTGCTTCCGTTTTTGTCCTTCCTTGCAAACTATCTTGCCTCTGTCCTTCAGTCGGAGGCAGAAATATTCACAATTCCAACATGCGCAGCTATCCACTCTTACTGTTTCGGGATTTTCTTTATAGAATGGGTCCCCCGTCTCCACCATATCGTGAGGACATTCGGTGTTCTTGACGAGAGTGAAACCTTTTTCCTCAAGCAAGTCGATAAGGGCGCTACGCTCTTGCTTTAAGTCTGCGTTCTCGCTTCGCAATTTAGCAAGAACGTTTCTGAGGTTGTCGGTCTCACGCCCTTGCGCGATGTTAGCGTTGCAGACGTTGGTATAGCCGTTATGCAATTCCTTGAGATTGGCCTCCGTATTTTCCAGTTGCGCCACCACATCCTCATGCTCGTCTTCCAGATTGCGGAGTTTTTTTGCTACCCTGTTATAGTCTCTGGCAAGACGATGTATTCTTTGTTCCATCGCCACATTTTCAGCTACCAACTCTCCATAACGCCTTGCATAGGCATCACGATTCCTAAATTCCTGATGTTTCATTCTCTCTATTGTTTTTGTTAAATGTTTCATCTTACTTCCAGCCATGTGTTACAGCGACCGATCCCAAACTTTGCAGCCACCGCACTAAAACTCTTGTCGTGATGACCAGACCGACAGGTTCCGAAGTCAGCACAGGTCTCACAGCCGAAATCCATATAATCTGGATAATACCACACCTTGTCGCCAATCTCACGGATATAACCTCTCTTTGTATCTACCACCAAGGTTCTTCCAACGGAACGTCTTTTGGGCTTATTCAGAACAACCTTATACCGATTGTTTTTCTTCCTTACGACATGATATTCATTAGACATCGAATACCTCGGGTCAAAAACTTCAGGAGGCACACGCCGCTTTTTCGAGAAATGGAACACCTTCGGGTTGCAAAAGTTGGAAAGTGCTTTGCGGTCAGTAGAAACAATCTCTTCCCAGTTGTCACAACAACGAAGTACGTCAACCCTCCATCCTATGCGACGCTGTACTATATCTAACAGCGAGGGATAGTTGTGGGGCTTCTTCCAGATTCCTCTGAAGTAAAGATTGTATCTGTCAAGCAGCACCTTGTTTTTTGCTTTCATAGAGCTATACTTTAATTTCCGGACTAAATTTCATTATCTTGAGGGCGAGCTGTAGTTCGTGAACGTACTTTATATGACATAAGAGTGCAAAGCCTGTCACGTTGAAATACTTTATGAATATTGCCCAAGCGTATTTTTTCCGTTCTACAACCAAATATCTGGCAAGGGAACTGCCTGCTCTGGCTGTGATTGGCCTTGTGAAGTACTTGCCCTTGACCTCTTCCTTAAAGTCATTATTGCAAAGTATTTCGGGCGTGACGGGTATGCCTTCAATATTACAGCACCAAGTCCACCATGGTCCGCCATAATCGGCATTGGTAGTGCTTAGACAGACAGTTCCTTTTTTGTCTTCAAGGATCTTATTGGGATTTATACCGGCAACAACGCATATCGTGCCTTTCGGCAATATGCAATCACAGCTTACCCTTACAAGGTCGCCTATTCTTAATTCTTCCGGTTTAATCATCGCTTTCCTCCTTATCTTCCTCTTGAATATACTCACCGTATTGCTTCCATTCGGGGTCGTGGATGTTGCCTACAACCTCGAAGTTCTTCATTTTCTCTCGCTCTACATCATCAAGTATGCCGTCTGAAATGCCTCCTACGTCAGAACTGGGATTCTTGGCCGTCACAGTGCCAAAGCAAGCTCCTTCCTCACAGTAATAAACTACGGCATAATAGTTGTCGTTTTTTTTATCTCCGATGCAGCTATAAGGATATTCGTCTGACCGCAACACGTCGCCTTCATAAATCTCCTTGCCGTTCTTATCGGTGAAGCCAGTGAACTGGCAGACGGTATCGGGGTCAACAATGCAGAAATTAAATACACCCCCGCTACAAGGCTCCAGAATCCTGACCTTTTCATCAGGAAGCGCAAGCAGCGAGCCGTACACCGTCTCACCCTCACGTTCTGGAGTAATACATGTTCCTTTGAATTTGATGGTTCTCATACTCTATAAATCCTTTATATTGTTAACATTCTCTCTGAGCAAAATACTCTTTTAAGGATAGATAGCGACGCTTGCGAGGCCGTATCTTCATCTTAGACGGATTTTCGTGTCTGTGCTGACGTTTTCTTGCTAAACGAATACTTGCGCCATGGATATAATTTCCTCCTTCAAATTTCTCGCAATTTGCCGAATCAAACGAAATGGTGTACTCGTAAGCACGTTCTTTTATATTTGCTGCCATACGCTACTCGTCTTTGAGGTTCAACTTCTCCTGCCATTCCTTATCGTGAACGCTGCCTACGACCTCGAAGTCTTGCAAATAGTCTTGCGTGAAATTATGTCCGCATGCCATCGGGGAAACTTCTTCGGTTGCCATTGAGAGATAAAATTCGTGCATGGCGAAGCAAGCAGAAAAAGCCTCGAAACTGACGATGCCATACACGTCGTAGAGCGAGGAGGTGAAGTCGTGCGCTATGCCACACGTTCTTTTCAACACGTCACCTTCATATACCTCCTTGCCGTCCTTGTCGAGGAAACCAGTGAACTGGTAGACGGTATTTCGGTCAACGGGTATTCTAAGTACTGTTTCCTCTTCGCTGCATACAAGACCGTTAAAAGGAACGTCATTGTTATCGTCGTAAATATACACGCTGCCATCCTGACGATGCAAGAGGCTGCCTACTACCCATTCTCCATTAGCGGCTTTAGCCTTAAACTTAATTGTTCTCATTGTTCTCTATTTTATTTTTAGTTCTGCGCTCAAGCCTAACACCCAAAGGATATGCTGGAGTTCGTGGACGTGTTTAATTTTTCGTAGCAGCACATATTCGTGCAAACCACGATACTTTATGAAAACAGTCCAATAACCTCTTTTCCGTTCTACTGCCAAAAATCTCGTAAGAGAAGACTCCTCGTTGCCAAGAGACTTTGTATAGTATCTGCCAACGATTTCTTCCTTAAAACCGTTCTTGTTAAGTATTTCTGGCGTGACGGATATGCCTTCGACATTGCCACAATAAACTCCCCAAGGTCCATCTCCGTTGGCAGCGCTTAGCATGAGGATTCCTTCTTTTTGATTTTTATAGAATACATCTTCACGAATAAAGATAACAACGCACATTGTGCCTTTCGGAAACATGCAATCGCGGCTTACCCTTACAAAGTCGCCTATTCTTAAATCTTCCGGTTTAATCATTGTCCTCTACCTTTTCGTTAATACTTACGATAACACAATATATTGTTGTATTATTTCGCTTTGAAGTTGTATATCGGTTTAATTCTCCTCACCACGTCCACAGTGTCGCCTATAAGCGATTCTATCTCTTCGGCAGGCTTGTACGCCATTGGCGACTCGTCGATTGTTGACTCGCATACCGATGTGGAGTAAATGTCGTGCATCTGCTGTCGGTATTCCTCCATGCTGAGCTGCTTCTTGGCCGCCGAGCGCGACATTAATCTGCCAGCACCGTGCGGAGCCGACTGAAGCCAGTCGTCGTTGCCCTTGCCAGTACACAGAAGCGAACCGTCGCGCATGTTCAGAGGGATAATCAATGGCTCGCCACGCTTTGCGCTCACTGCTCCCTTGCGGATGATGCCGAAGGTGTCGATGTAGTTGTGCACGGTGGTGAACACACGACCTGTAGACTTTAGTTCAAGACTTTTGATTATGGTTTGCGCCATAAGGAAACGGTTCAAGTCGGCATAATGCTGACACAAGCGCAAGGCATCATAGTAATCGCCAAGCGTGAGACCGCTAATGTAAGGCATGTCTTTAGAAACGGGTTTCAACTGGCGCAGCGCATCGTTTATCTCGCTCTGTCTGCCCTGAGCTTTCAGTTCGGAAATTATACGTCCACGTTCATCACTGTTGTTGCGTTGTCTTGATGCCAACTGCTGAAAATGTTTGCATATCTTTACGCCTAAATTGCGGCTACCCGAATGTACTACGAGATACTTGCGTCCTTCATCGTCCACGTCCACCTCTATAAAGTGATTGCCACCGCCAAGGGTGCCGAGCGAACGCAGTACATAGTCAAGGTCAAAGTATTGCTTCCACGGAGGAAGAAAACACCATATTTCACGGTACATAAGGGAAACCATCTCTGACGACAAAGGCTTCTCATGCACATTGAATCCGCTTGGAATGTTGTCGTTAATGATGCGGTCGAGAATCGCCATATCTATGTTGGCAAAGCCTATATCCCACACGAGCATACCGCAACCGATGTCAACGCCCACGGTGTTGGGCACCACCTTGCCACGGGTTTCAATCACAGTGCCTACGGTGCATCCCTTACCCGCATGACAGTTAGGCATAATGCGAATTTTGCAGTCGCGGTAAAACTCGCTCTCTGCCATCTGCCTTACTTGCTCCTGGGCTTCAGGCTCGATGGTCTTGGCAAAAATCTTTACGTTCTTCATACTCTATATTTTCGTTAAAACGTTATCGCTTGCTATGATTTTAGAAGATTGTAGTAATACTGCAAATCCTCGTCACATTCGGGTGGCAGTAGTGTGCGTACCTTCATGCCGTTGTTGTCGATAAGAGGTTTGGCTAACGGCAGAATTGCGTACGGCTCTTTGTGCCACTCTATAACTGTTCCGTCGTTGTATATTGTAGGATTGTCATCAGAACCATACTTTAGCAAAAAGATAAGTTTTTGCTGCATACAATACTTCAAATCAAACCATGACTTGCTACGTCCCAAATAGCCATTCACGACATATCCTCCGGCACAATACTGATAGGAGACACCATCGAGTCGATGAAAGTAGAGCGTGATGCCGGCTTGGGCGCAATAATACCTTAATATCGCCCTTGTTGCATATCTTCCCATGATTCTCTATATTTTCGTTGTTTTACTTAACATCGGATTTCACGGATTTCTCAGTTTGTCTCATTTACTTCATTCGATGATGAACAAAATCCGTTTCATCCGATGACAATAATATCTATCAGTTCTTCCGTAGTTTCTCCATCTCCTCATTCTCCTTCGAGAGTCGCTCCAGATGCTCCAGCACAAGCGAGTACGACTGGTTGTTCACCTGGTCTTCGGTGAGCGAGGCGTATTTCTGCATGGTGGCGATGGTGGCGGTATATATCTCAAGTGGGGTGGAGGGTCGCTGTGTGCGGTCGATCTTCTGCACCTTGAACACATGAGGATAACGCCGTGAGAGGGTGTGCATCATGCCGGTCCACCAGAAGAGGATGGGTTGCCATTGGTAGTCGGGGAAGCGACGGAAGTAGGCTGCGTTGTCGTTGAACTGACGGGTGTCGTAATGGAAGTCTACGGTGCGCAGCAAGGTGTTCGGGTCGAGGTAGGGGATGCGTTGGTTGAAGATGGTGGCGAGGAACATGGAGCGTGCCTGGTCTACGCTGTCAGCTTGCAACTGCATCTGCTCGGCCGTGAACTTGCCCATCTGCTTCATCTTGACAAGGTTGTTGGAGAGCGAGGTGTATTGTCCCATGAGATCTGAGGCAAAGCGATATTGCTGCCATAAGAATCCGTCCATGTCGGGTGCCGGACCGGAGAACTCGGTGCGCTTGCGTAACCAGTGCTGCGGATTGCGTAGGCGAAGCGTGGGGTAGGGGAAACGCGTGAGCGGACTGTCCTTCTCGCTATCCATCCAGTCGAGTGTGCCGGCTCCTGCAGCAATGTATTCGGGCGAGTTGCGGTCGTCGGTCTTGGGCTTGGCCGTGAGCCAATGGTTGAGCTGCCAGAGATAAATAGGGAAAACCTTCTCGTCATCGCTCTTGCGGGGCAGACGTATGCGGCGAGGACGGTCGGATGCCATCCGGCACAGATAGTACTGGTCTTCGATGGGCAGCGACTCGTCAGGACCTTTCACTATATCTACTTCGGCAAGCAGGAAGAAACAAGCTATCTTCACGTTGCGCATGTCAAAGGGATGATAGCGGTCCACGCGCTGTATCTGCTCAAGCATGACGCGGGAGATTAGCTCAAGCTGCGTGGTGGTGCACTCGTTCCACGAACGGGGCATACGCAGGTCGATGCTTCGGGTATCGGGTGTGTTGAACATAAAACAATAAATTAATTAAACTTTCCGAGGACAAAGATAGGGGAAGTTATTTTGGTGGGGCGGACATCGAAAGCGGACAACGACGGGGAGGGAACAACGAATTTTGCTATTTGCACGAAAAAAATATAAGCCAACAGAATACACAAAAGAAACAGAAAAGAGTGCAAATTTTCTGTTAATTTCGAGTTTTCCATTGGCTTAAAAACAAATGTAAAAGCCGAGTGTTAGAGGGTGGCGTGTAGGGCGTTATAGTCCCATACCTTAGTGCAATCATCTTCGCATGGCTGCCAGTCGTCATCACAGAAGTAGAAGGCATAGGCTGCCTTGATTATCTCCTCTTCGTTCATCCAAGCACAAAGGTCGGCATACATAGAGTTGAAGGCGACATATTTGTCCCATGCGTTGACGTTAGCGTGAAACTTCATGCCCTTAGTCAGCTCGTCTACCTTGAGACGGGTCCAGTGTGCGCCTCCGTCGGTTGGCATACCCTCTTCATCGTACATGCCGCTATAGACGAGGGCGTTCACATCGTGGTTGGCCATCTTCTCAGAATAGTGCCGTCCGTAGAGAACGGCGTGCTGACGGCGCAGGATGTGCCAGTAGAGCTTAGGGTCGGTCTGCTCAAGCGCAAGGAGGTCGGTAGAGAGAGTCTCTACTGCTGCCCACATCTTCTTCTCGGTAGCCATACCATTGGCACGAGCCTGTTCAATCATCTGTTTGTAATTCATTTTGTTTGAGTTTTATATGTTTAACATGTGGGACAAATGCCCCGAAAATGTGGGACAATCAGACTTTTTTGCACAGAGACATGCAATATAGGAAAGAATGTCTGCGCCTCGGGCTTGCTTTCTGCCTTTGCCTCAATGGTCGAGGCGGTCGGTTGTGTGTCTTTCTTTTTCATATAGCTTTGTGAATTTTCGTTGAAGAATAAGCAGCAACAACACAAACCAGTTTGACAGATACGCCACCACAATAGCCGCCAGTGCCGATGTGTAGACATCTTGGCCGAGGTAGAGCAATGCCGACATTGTAACCCAAAAGGTGAAACACTGAGGGCACGATGCCACCTTGTCAACAACACGGGCAATGGCTTCGGCCAGTCCGAGGTGTTGGGCGAGCGTGGCGGCTATCATGGTGGCTATAGCTATCAGAACTATCATGGCCTTATGTAGTTACAAGGGTGAGCGTTACGGGGCAGTCGGAAACAAAAGTCTTGGAGCAGTTGCAGCACGATATGCGAGCAATGCCGTTCTGGACGGTTCCCACTGCTATGCTTACCGAATTGATGGCGGTGGCGCTGAACACGGGTATGGTGAAGTCTTGCGACACCACTTGTGAGCGTGTGCAGCACGAGCCGCAGTTGCAAGGGATGTAGTTTATTACGCCCTCAACGTGCACGACGATGATATACTGTGATGTGCCTACGTTGGCAATGCTCTTGACGGAGAACTTCGGAGCGAACACGGGAGTCTCGTCTACACAAGCCGGTGTGCAGAGCTGCTGTGTGATGTTGACATCATAATAGGGTGCGGCGGCGGTTGCACCTGCCGCAAGTGTGGCTATGATGATAGCCGGAATGGTACGTTTGTTCATAATCGTTTTTGTTTTATTATAGCGACGATGCTTGCCGCCGCTTGGTTTGTTACTCTGTTCAATGTTTTACCTGATAGCCTTGCGTCTGCTCTACGGGAAGGTTCTTGTCAAGAAGATCGGCAAGCTCGTTGAGGTCTTCCTCCTCAAACGTCACCATGCCTTCGAGCACCGACAGCGGTCCGTTACCTCGCATCTTCTCCACTATGTCGTGTGCCATCTGCGGTATGCTCTCTTCGGGTATCTGACCGAAATATCGGGCAAGCATAGGTGCGACGAGCGAGTTGACGATGGGCTGAATGAGTGGTTCGATGTCCTTCTGTAGGGCATAGTTGCCACTGACAATGCCTAACGAGCTGATGGTGGCTTGCAGAGACTGAAGCATAGGTAGGCGCATGAGGTTGCCTGCAGCTATCTGCGAAATGGCGGGTCGTGCCCATTCGGACACGACTGCCGCCAAGATCTGTGAGTTTTTGTATTCCATATATATAACTGGATTACGTCATTCTCTTACTGATTGCATCCGCAACCGCAACCGCAACCGGTCTGGCATACGTTGGTTGAAGGGATGAACAGCTTGGTTACGCTCGACAACGATGCCACCTGCGACTTGAGCACGTCGATGCTGGCGTTAGCAGCCGCATTGTAAGCCATCTGCTGTGCGTTGACGGCTTGCTGCGCATCCTTGTTTGCATCCACTTTGTCTTCCACACGGCGCAACTTCGCGTCGAGATACTGTGTCACTTCCACGAGCTTCTTGTCGGTGTAGTTCTCGCTCTTCTGAATGGCGAGTTCGGTCTTCAGAGTGCTGTTCTCCTGGATAAGGTTAGTCTCACTCTTAGTTACGAAACGCGCGTCAGGGTCGGTAGGATTGGCGGTCATGCCGTTGTTTCTACCCATGCCCAGAAGCGAGGCGCTGCCTCCCAATAGGCTCGTTGCCAAGCCTGCGATGCCGAGACCCAAGGCTGTGTTGCCGAGTCCCTTGCTGGCAACATCATAGTTGCCGTCATTAGTTTTAATCTGCATAGTTGTTTGTGTTTGGTTGGTTTCGTTCATTATTGAACTTATTGCAAAGGTATGGGAGAAAGTGGTGGGGGCGAAGAGTTTCTTATTAAGTGTTCTTGCTATGGGATAACATATAATTTCGGCTAATACTAAAATTAAAAAGCCTCACGCTGCTAACGTGAGGCTCGGTTCATTATAAGAAAATCTAATGACTATCAAGGTGGCGGTGTGAACTTCCCTTGCGACTCTTCGGCTACGGAAATGTATGGCACTACCTCGTCGCGGATGATGTCGAGGAAGAGTTGTGCAGCTCGCTTCTTAGGTACGTCCTGCATACAGTGGGCGTTGCTCATCAACTGCTGTTCGAGTCCGACGATGGGACGCGCCACAAGGGTAGGGTGGTTGCGCAGGTAGAGCTTAGGCATGAAGGTTATATACTTGGTTTCTTCCACCGAGGCAAGGGCTTCGTCGGGGTCGCTGATGATGCACTTAATGTTGAGCTTATATAGGTCGCGCTGTATGTATTGATGAAAAGTCTCAATGGCACGTTCGCCTATGTCGGGCATGATGATTGGGTGCTTCAGAATGTCCTCATACGACACCTTTGAGAGCGAGGCAAGCGGATGGGTGTCGCGCATGACAGCATACACATTAAAAGGAATGCAGGGGCGCGACTCTATCCCTTCGTGGCGGTATGCCATATTCATTGTGAACGCAAGGTCTAACATGTGCGCCCTTAGCGATTGGTTGAGGATGTAGGCTTTAGTAAAGTCGGCATTGATACGCACGTTAGGGTATCTCTCCATGAATATCAATGCTGCCATACGGACGTACGGAGCAATAAACGAACCTACGCCTATACGCAGTTCGCCCGTCATGCAGTTGTTGAGGGCATAGATTTGCTCTTTGCAGTCCTCGGTCTGCTTCAGTATTTCTTTGGCACGAGGCAACAGGGCTTCGCCGCTTTCGGTGAGCATAATGCCGTGTGATGTGCGGATAAGCAATTTGCAGCCCAACTCGTCCTCCAGGGCACGAATGTGCTGGCTTACCGCCGACTGGGTGACGCAACAACGTGTGGCTGCCATACTAAATAACTTGGTTTCAGCTACGTTTACAAACGAACGCAAATGTCTTAGTTCCATAAATCCTATAAGTTTTAGTTATACTACGCTTACAACATAACGTAATCAAAAAATCTTTTCTAATTGCAAAATTACAGGTCTTTATCTGATTTGGTTTCGTTTTGGTATTAGAAATGCTAATTTTGGTATTATTTTATCAGTTTACTAATATGTATATAATAAAAAATCCCTGCATCAATACCTTTTATATAAAGGATTGATGCAGGGAATTTGTCGTATGATGAAAAACCTTCCTCGTATGAGCGATTATTTCTTGCTCTTCTTTGCCGTTGCGCCTTCCTCTTCGTCACTTGTGCTGAAGAAAGAAGAATCGGCATCGTCGAGCTGCTGGGGGGCGATATTGCTTTCGCTCTGAGTGTCAATATCGCTTACCCTTTTTTTGAAACAAGAAGCGAGTCCCAACCGCCGGTCTCAGGCTCGGTAATCTCGTAGCGGCCGTATGCTGTAGGCTGGAGAGTTCCGCTACAAACGACGCTACGTTCATCGTCAGGTTTCTTGCCCGTGTCGCCCTTGATGCCACCCGAAGCATACTCTACCTTATGCTGAGAATCGTACACGATGATACTCTTCTCACCATCCTGTAAGATGTAGCCAAGGTCGAGGTTGTTCAGAGCACGTGCCACTTCTGCCGACTCTGCGTTTACGCTTTCGAGTACATAGTCAATCGTCTGTTTATAACCGCCTCTTCGGCCAAGTGACTCAAAAGAGTGACCCTGGCTACTCTCCTTACACTCGAATTTGTAAAGACCCTTACCAGTGTTAAACGACTCAGAGGTCAATGCAGGGTAGATGTTCTTTTCGGCCTTCAAGGGAGCTTTAAGGTCTGCCTTATTGAAGACGTAGACATTGACACCAAGACCACCAAAGTTCTCAAGACATTCATTAGCTGCGAGAACGTCCTTAATCTCAGGACATGTTGCTGTTACTGCCATATTCTTATAAGTTTTTGTGTTGTGTTATCCGAAAAAAGAAATGGCGACGGTCACTGTTTTCCGTCAGGTCAAGCGACCGCCGCCGGGGATTTATAGAGACAAAAGAAACCGCCTCGCGGGATTAGCCGTTCTTCTTGAAGAAGGCTATCAAGCCCATGCTCATGCCAGTGGCAGTGAGCTGGATCTTCTTCTCGGTCGAACCATTGCTCCAGTTTACAAACTTGTAGTTGGTGCCGTCAGCTGCCTCAAGCGAGATAACCTGATTTACAGAAGTCACAATAGGATTCTTGTAGGGAGCACCATTCACCTTCACTGTTCCGTCGATGTTGCCCTCGTCCTGAGCGTTAGCCTTTGCGAGAGTAACAACGAGGTTAGAGTTGGTGTAATCACCAGCTACAAAGTCAGGGTTAGCGAGATTACCGTCCGACATTGCAAACGAGTGTGCGTAGGGCTCCTTCAGTCCGGCTCCCTGTATTGACTGAATTTGGAGTTGGATTTGGCGCAAATCTGTGTCCGTGCCGACCTTAACGCCCACATAAGTCTCGTTGCTAAGTGTATCTACACCGTAAACAAGGTTCTTCGGTACAGTGGCGTACATACGGTCACCTACACCAAAGTCAGAAACAGGACAGATTGTAACCTTTGACATGCCAGGCAAAACGAAGTTGCCACCTGCGTCATAATCAACCTTGTAGTTACCGTGATACTTGTTAGCATAGCCAGCTGCGATGTTATGAGCAGTGATTTCGTTCATATAGACAAGAGTCTTCTGCTTGCGCAAACGAGCGTCCCACTTCAGATACCAGTTGTAGAAGTTGTCGTAAGGTGTAGAGTCGTTGTTGTCCTGCGGAGCGTCGATAAGCTCGCAAGGAATGAGGTTGCCGTTAGCCTCAGAGATAATGCCAGCCTCGATGTCATGCTTGATGCAGGTGTGAATACCGTCATAGAGAGCCAATGCCTGATCGTGAGCAGGAACATTTTCCTTGCCATCGTCGAGCGAGATGTCGCCAAACCAGAAGTTAGCGGCAAGGTTGTCGGCGTAATTGCGAAGGATGGCTTCTACCGCTGCTGTTGACATCGGGTACTGACCCTGAGCGTCCGTACCGAATACTGTTTCACAATACGCATCAACAGAATCGGTAAAGTGATCCCAGGCAAGACGGGCGACAAGCGTGCGCTCAGTCAAAAATCCCGCCTGACTGTTTACTACTGAGTGAACGTCTTTACGACGGGTTGTGCCACCCTTGCGGAGAAGAATGTGGAAGGTACGCTTAAACTGCATACCGCTGATAATGTCGATACCAAGACGGTCGGTCTCTGCGGGATCGGTATAACCAATACCCATGAGGATTTCCTTAGAAACCTGCTCGGCTACATGCTGAAGCGCATCCTTACCGATAAAGTTGTTTGGAAGTGTTGCCATAATTGTTTGTGTTTTTGTGTTGTTGTTGTGTTGTCTGTTTTTGTGTTGGTTGAGAGCTGATGTAGGGAAATACTATTCCTCACCACGCTTGAAGCGTTCAAAGGCTTCTCTGCGTTCGACGTTAGTCTTGTACTGACTGGGGTCGAATGTGCGCAACTGCCGGGTCTTCACTCCCTCGCCATTGTTCTCAGGAGCATTGCCAGCGTTCTGCTCTGCGCCAGCATCGTGCGTCAGCTCGTCAATCTGAGCCTGTTTGTCGGCAAGCGACTGCTCGGCTGTGGCGAGTGCATCCTTTGCGCCCTGAAGGTTTGCCTCGGTCTCAGTCTTAGCGGCTGTGAGGTCGGCAATCTCTTTGTCCTTTGCCACGGTGAGAGCTTTCAGCTCGTCGTCCTTCTCGGCAAGAGCCTCGGTGTGCTGTGCGTTAAGGTCGCTCAGTTCTTTACTGTGAGCCTCCTTAGCTTCGGCGAGTGCGGTCTCCGCGACTTCCTTTGCTTCGTTGGCTGCGTTTACTTGAGCGGAGAGTTCATCGAACTTGCCCTGCAATTCCGCGAGAGCGTTCTCCGCTGTGGTGGCTTTCTGCTCGGCATCAGTCACCTTCTGCTCAGCTTCCTTCATGTGGGCTTCAAGGTTGTCAAGAAGCGAGGCGTTCATATACGCGCCCTCTTCCGTAACGGCAATCTCGCCAGCCTGCAGTCCGCAAGCAGAGCAAATCAATGGGTAATTCTCCATGTTTATATTTGTGTTTGTGTTGGTTGCTGTGGGTTTCTCTGGTTCCGGCTCATTCTCCGGCTCGTTCTGTGGCTCAACCGTCTGCTCACGGTTAATAAGTTCGGCTCTACCATCATAAAGTTCAAAGGCGTGTTGCACCACTCCCATGAATGATGACTGACCATCCATCAAAATGCCCTTCACGTCCTCGGCATTGAACACCTTGCCATGCAGATGCTCGTCGGTAGCATTAGGGCAAGCCTTCTTTACATCGGCACGAAACTCAACGCCAAGATCGGCAAGTTCCTTGATAAGTTCCTTGTCATCATCCTTATTAGCGATGTCGCGATAAGCCTTGTTCTTGTCGAATGACTTAGGGTCATAAAGCTCGTGATAAGTTTCATCGGTAAACTGATTTACCGTGCCATCGGCAAGAGTATAAAACGCTGCCATTACACCGATGCAACCAACCTGGTCTTTCGGATTCATGTAATAGCGTTCGTCGCAAAGCGAAGCGAGGTACATACCAGCCGAAGCGCAAAGGCCATCAACCAGGGCAATGACCTTCTGACCCTTTGAGTGGGCATAGTCGATAGCAAGAGCATAATCGTTCTTTGCCCAAGCAGAACCGCCAGGAGTGTTGATGATGAAAACGTGACCGCGACAAAGAGGATGATCGACTGCTCGCATCATCATGTCGCGATGGTCTATTGAACCATACGAACAATAGCCGCCGTTGCGAGTGATAGGGCCGTCAACAGTAAGAACCGAAACGAAAGGAAACGTCTGCGCATCCTCGTCATCAGCAGGGAGGCCCAGACACCAGTTGCCTCTCACCTGCTTGCCGTCCTCTGAAATCTGATATTCCTCTGGATAGTAGGTATTGCCCTCGGCATCATTTGCTGTGACATATCCGCAATTCTTCTCCGGCTTGCTGAAGGCCGCATGAGTGTTTAGATTGTGCTCAAGCGACTTGCGAATACCATGTACGAAGTCGGGACTGACCATCCACTTCTTTTCGGTAAGTATTTCAAATAAGCCTTTCATTAGTAAAATCTGTGTTTTGTGTTGTTATCCTGAAAAATCAATCTTTTTGCCGACTGACTATGTTGCGGAGAAGGGACTCGAACCCTCGACCTCTTGGTTATGAGCCAAGTGAGCTACCAACTGCTACCACTCCGCTGTGTTATCCATGTGCAAAATTAAAGACCGTGGTTTTTAACATTAGGACAAAAAAAGCCGCCATTCTCACGAATAGCGGCTCTAAACAGTATAATATAATGTATCAGAAAAATGGTTGCATAGCTTTACTCTCGAAGCGTGATGGGTATAGGCTCCGACAGGGCTTGAGTGGTGGCTGTGACGGTTCGCGACAAATCAGTCTGGCTGTGGTCCGTGGTGCCACCAATACCGAATGTATGGGGTAAGGTATAGCACAACAGCAACGAACCGTCCATCTTGCGCAATACCACAAGATACTCCTTATCACGCATATTTCGGTACGCTTCAGCCACATTTTCGCCTCCATTTGCCACATTAGCACTAATATCATAGGTATATATAGTGCCATTGCCCTGTTTGGTGAACGTCATCTTCACTTTAAGATTCTCTACAATAACATAGTTTTCGCCACTCGTAGCCAAGCGCAAAGTTGGCTCGGCAGGCAGACTACAATTATTAATATATAACACTCGTGCCATACTGAACGGCACAGGGATAACACACTCTTCCCTTGGATAAAACATCACATCGGTAATGCCTTCGAGGAACAATTCTTTGCATTTATCGGGCAATTCCATTTACTTTTTCAAAAAGGGTTGTTTTTTAACTTAATTTACAAAATCATTTAACAGTTATTTACGTAGAAACGCTATTCCCATTCTATCCTCTCGAACGAGACTGTGCGCTCGCTCTCGTCTATGAACTGCATATCAGCACAAGAATAAGCCTTAAAATTCTTGTTCTCTGTAGCAAACCAACGATCAATGACACGTCTCATATTACTTTTCTCTTGCTCGGTAGGGTCAATGCCGTAACGCATTAGGAAGCGTTCAAGCATAGCTACGTGCTTACGACAGATAATACGATTGTTGGAGGTGCAATAGTCAAAAGTAGACATGGCCCACTCTATAAGGCTGCGCTTAAATTCATTGTTAAGCGCAGCTTTGAGCTGCCATACACCTTCCTTAGTGAGATTCCACGTCGATGTAACTTGCTTTACGACATCAACAACCTCTACTTCGTAGGGTAAACGAATGCAGAGATAGTCCATGTCTTCGCTTTTATTGTAGTCACGAAAGCCGAAAATACGTTGCACTTCGTCAAAAGAAAGATAGTTTTGATTATCACGAATCAATATTGAAGCTCCACCATTGGGATGCCGCCCTGCCATCATGTTACGCCATTGCTGGTGCGAAAAACATTGAGGATCAAGCGAACGAGATAGTTCCGTTGTATTCGTAAGATAATGACGGAGGATAAAATGCTCATGCGTATAGACACTAAACACCAACGGCTCGTCCTTGGCAAGCACGTGCTTGGGGTCGCGATTGCGGAAAAACTGGCAGCGACTCGTAGGTAGGCGAAGGTAAATATTAGGCATAACGGTTATTATTTTGGTTTGGGCCGTTTGAAATGGCTCATAATTAAATCAGTGGCATTGAAGCTAAAGCGCAATGCAGCATCGGTCATGCTGTTAGACTGCATTTTGCCAGTCACTTTTTCTATCCTCTCAATGTCGTTTCTACTAAGACGAAGGCAGAGCTGCGCAAGGTCGATATAGCAACCTCCCGACTCGGTATGAGCGATAACGCTCATGTCGAACTTCTCACTACGACCAAAGAACTGATTCAGGCCTTCTATGAGGTCTGCTTCAGTGTAGACTTGCGCAGCCGGATGCAGTTTGCGATACTTGTCGGTATATGTCTTCAGTCGCTTCTCAAGATAATCATTGATGGAGTCGGAGTAGTCGAAGTAGAGCTGAGCTTCGGGCGAATCAGCATCGCCACGTCGGGCAGACTTAAAGAATCCTCTTAATTGAGTAAGAACCTGCAGTACCGCATCAAACTGATTAAACTCAATGCTGCCATCAAACACCTCCCGCATATCAGCTTTCACGTCGGTAACAATACTCTCAAGCATATCGGCGAGGAACGTAACCTTATCAAGATTGGCTGCCATGCGATCAACACGCTCACGCATACCGTCCTTCTTGTAATCAACGTAGTACTTCAGTAGGGTGCCGAACGAAAGAAAATCATAGCTAACCTCTGAATGTAGATTTGTCTGCACGATGGAGGCATACATGGTGTCCGCCAACTTGCGGTCATGTTGCTGGATGGTACGCATAAGGTTCAGCATTTCGCTTGAACCCGGACGCAAACGCTCAGCCGACTTCACAAGACGATTACGCTTCTCAACGGCTTCGCTATAATCCGGATTATGAAAAAGCACGTCCAGTGTCTCAGCATACTTGCTCGAAGGCACATCACGGAAGTTGAAAGAGTAGATGGTGGGCTGACTGCGCACCAGTTCTTCTCGCGCTTTGATAGGATTTGATTTAGCCATAATTTATGCTATTTATCATAAGGTCGATTATTTGTTATTTTCCGGTATAGCCATATCCGTGTTCTCCGCGTGATGTTTTGCGCAGATCAGTCACTTCAACAAACTCTAACGACTCGGTACGTTCCAAGCAAAGCTGGCAAACTTTGTCGCCAACTTTATAGCGGGGCATGTTGGGCATGACATGATAGAATACCACAAAGATTTCTCCCGTGTAAATCTCGTCAATCGTACCTTGAGAATTGGAGAGCACCATACCTGTCTTCCACACCGAAGACCGAGAACGAATATTGAAGCTACGTATATTGTAGCCATCAAAATCATTTGTAGGCTGTAAAGCAAAGCCCAACCCGTATTTCCATACATTTGGAGCAACCTCAGTTTCGCTTACAGCAACGCAGTCGTAACAAAAGTCGGCTTCATGTCCAACTGCCTTTACTGGTATTTGCGCCTTTTCGTCAAGTTTCTTAAATAGTATCTTCATTGTTAATCAATAGTTAAATGTCAAACACCGCAAAGTATTGGCGCATACGCTCAAGGATGATGTTGCGTATCTTCTCGCCAACAATCTTTGCATTGGGATGCGGTGTGCCGGTCTTGCCATGATAGCGCAAGTCAAGAATATGCTTCCAGTCGGCAATAGTGTATGTATATGCCACAACGGTATAGGTGTCAAGAGGCAGAACACCTCGTGCATCCTGCGGCTTCAATCCCGCCTTCAGCAGTCGGTTGTAGCCCCACTCGCATACTCGGCATACAAAGCCATACACCATGCGCTGCCATCGTGTGCCTTCATCATACCAATGCGGACGTGCTATCTGCACGCCACCCTTCTTCTCTAAATTGCAATAGCGTGTGCTCTGCTCGGCTATGCTGTTAGGCGATGTGCGGTTAAGCTCGCGCGATGTGCTTATCTGCGTGGTTACTACCAGCGTCATGCGGATAATGGAGAATGCCTCCTCACACTCGTACTTCTGAGCCTTCTCAATAAACTCGTCTTCGCTGACACCATACGGACTAAGCGCGTCCATAAGATTCTTGTTCTCAAGCATGAACTGCATGTTAGTGCTGATCCATACCTTATGGTTCTTTGTGGCATAGTCGATATAGGGCGAAGCATTCAGATACGCCCAGATGTAGTTAAGAAGTCCCTTTTCGTTAGGCATGAAGAAGTAGACGATGCCGTGGCGATACATCGAGCAATGTCCGCTTTCCCAAAAGCCCTTGCAGCGTTCCTCGTCGCGCTTCTGAATGAACGCTTCCACTTCATCTTCGGTCATTCCTTCTTCTGGCTGCTTGCCCTTAGCCTTATAGCATATTCTGCCCACCCTTGCTATATGTTGCGCAAGAGTGGTCTGCGGCCACCATTCTGCTCGTGGTTCGGTAAATTTCATTACTTATGAATTTTAGTTTATTGTTTAAAAGATAGTGCATTTTCATTGCCACAATCTTTATTCAATCATATAACTCAACTGCAATACTTTATCAAACAGCTTACTGGGTGAGTCGTTGTTGAAGATTACTGCATCGTAGAACAACAAAGGCAGGAGCTTGCGCTGCTTGTCGCGTGCCATGCGTTCAGGAGTAACGCCTCGGCGAAGACGTGTACGTTCATGTGCCGAAACGCAAATCTTGAACAACTCTATATCAGGAAACTTCTTGCAAAGCGACTTCAGACCGTCTTCGTCAATGACGTAAATAGCCTTGTCGCCCACCTGCTCTACGGTGGTCCAATACTCATAACCACCATATTGTGTATATGCAAGCATCTTATCGTGCGGCACATCACACTTCTCTACAAAATGATGTTCCACGCCTTCAATCTCGCCTTCACGCTTCGGGCGAGTGGTATAAGAACACAACACTTTATAGCCGCCCAAGTCGGACAGCATCCGAGCCACAGTGTCCTTTCCTGCACCACTCGGACCGGTAATTGTTATTAGTTTCATATATCGTTTTATTGAAATTTTTCACTTAAAATAATCAATGAAAAAGAAGTAAATATAAAATGAAGAATCATAGAACACGAATAGAACACGAATAGGACTCGCATAGGACTCGCATAGAAGGTGTTTTAAGGCAAAATTCCTTTCTGTTTACTGTGTCTGATAAATCTCTCTGAGATCATCATCCGTCAGCTCTATATTACTTTGCTTACACATCCAGAAGAACGTCTCTGCTCTCACTCGACTGTTGGCAAAACCTGCCCAACGGCTACTGAAGTCGCTGTCTTTATGTCCGTGTGACGCTTTGGCGGGACGAAAACGTGAAACCCTCTTCCACATATCATATCCATACAAAGCCGACACATCGTGCAATGCCATTCCGCATCTTACCCATTCGTCATAACATCCCATAATGTCAACGCCACACGCCTCTATCTTGCTGACCAGTCGTGAAGCCTTCAGATAGATAATGTCACAACTGTCAGGACCCTTGCTGTACCTGCCCGGCTGATGCCGGTGTGATGTGTCTGTCAGCAAGATTTGTGTCTCTCCCGCATCCAGACCTTTATATGGAATGGCTTTTTCGTTTATATATATATGCTCAGGGTCGTCCCATGAGGCGAAGCGCACACGTCCGATGTTGCTGCATGCCTTGTCGAGCGTGATGCCTAACGCTGCATATTCCTGCCTCAGAGCCTTAAACTGAGCCTTATGCTGTTCAGGGTAAGCCAAACGCACCAAGCCGAAATAGCCAGTACCTGAACAGGAACGCATGAGCAATGCCACCTCAGGACGAAAACGGCAAACCTTTCGGATATTGTCAAAGCAGGTAATCTGCTGATTGTCGTCCAAGTCAATGTCGATGGCAAGCCAGCCTGTGTGCTGCTTCAGATGTGTTTCGCGACGGCTGACTACATCACGATAGGTACGTCCGTTCTTGTCAATGCAGTCATCCTCCCAGAGTTCAAACAGTCCACTAAGGGTAGCACCGGGCAACATCTTCTTCGTCTCGATGTATTCCGGCATCTTCTTCGCCTTGCTGCCTAATTCCTGACGCATGGCACGCAGCCGCTGTACATACGGCTTCCATCTGTCCGTCAGACAAAACTCACGGATAGTCATCTGCTGTATGCACTCGCCCGTCTCACGGTCAACAAACTTACCCTTGTTGTCGGTGGACGACTCGTATATTGAGCAAATTTCATCAAACATATTGTTGGCTTAAACGAATGTCAGTATTGTTACCACTGCAAAATTAAGAATAAAAACAAACATAACCAATTCTTACGTTCGTTTATCTAAGTTTCTATACGTTTTTTAACTTTCCAAGACTATTGTGCAAACTTGCACTTCAGACTCCTCAAGAGTGCAAAACCGAAATCAAATGTGCATACTTTAAGAAAGCAAGCCGAACGTCCTTACTCCAAGAGTGCAAAACACATTCTGAATGTGCAAGGCAAATGTATGCTTTGAGCAAGCTTTGTGCTAACCAAAATCCTACTTATCTTCCAAATTTTCAATTAGTTATATTCTAAAAGTGCAAAAAATTAATTATTTTTTATAGATATAAGGGTGCGTAAGGAAAAAATATATAAGAAAATACATCGTATTTCCCCATAAATCCACCATTTTCTGCCGAGCTGCCCCTTTCTCATATATTCATAACCTGTTGAGAGTGTATTAGTTACGCCATAGGCGTTAATGCTACTAACCTTTAATTTGAGGTTAGGGGATTTTGAAAATGGGGAAGAAAAGAAATGGTCGGAAAATAAAGTATATAGTAGAGGATTCCTACGTATTTATGCACTTTTGACGTATATGACATGTTGAAAGTGCAAAGTATCAATGAGTTACAGATGTGCAAGGTTTGCACTTTTAATTCGGGAATAATGCACATACGAAAAGACCGTCTCGCTATCTTAACGAAACGGTCTTAACAATTTTAACATTTGACAATTTATTAACCTATGACTTATTCTTCATAAAGCGGTCGGCTTTTGTCATGCTGTCATAAAGCTTGCCACGGCCATACATATCAATCTTGGCTTCGATAGGTTGCTCCAAACGTTGCAGGAGCGTGTTTACGGCTTGCAGAAGGGCTACGTTGGTGTTAGCTTGGTAAGACACCATTTCATCGCTTACAGAAGCTCCTGCGGCTACTGTAGGGCTTGTTTCGGCTATATTGCCAGCGTCGTAGGCGCGACGACCTGAATAGTCGCGGTCGTAATTGACGAGAGCCTTCAGTAATTGTGGGTTGTTCATCATCATTGCCTGGGTTGTCTCACGTCCGATTACCAACTCTGGGCCATTCTCGGCTACCAGGGACGGATGGCCGTTGATGGTGGTGGCGGTAGGACGTGTAAGGAGGTTTACGCCGTCGTGTGGCTTATTGTCCTCGGTTGCCCAATAAAGACTACCATCGTTGCCGACGAACGGACGGAGGTCTTGCACGTTGCCGGAGTCGTAGGTGAGCATGCCGGAAACAACCTTAGTATTCTTACCCTTGGCTGTCTCGTTTTTAGAATTGTCGCTGCCACCTATCTTGCTGATAGCGAAACCAAGCAAGCCCATGAGAGTTGCCATCATTGCGGCGTAAGCGATGGGACCGGCGATAGGCCCGAGCGTGCTGACACACCAACCGAAGATACCCGCAGAACGAAGAGCTGCCATTGCCTCTTGGTGAGCCACCTCAAGTTGTTCCTCTGTCTGGTTATTTACCGTCTTTGTCGTAAGCAAAGCCACTCCAGTGGCAGCCTCCCCCTCTACTTTTGCTGTACCAAACGCCTGCTGCATAAGGAGCAACTGCGTATAGTGAGCCGTGGTCTGCGCACGGTCTATCTGCTGCTGACTAATCATCTGAAGGGTATTGGTGGCAAACGATTTTATCATCTGCTTTAAGGCTGTCTTCAATGCCTTGCGTCCTTCGGCTGCGTCCTCGGTCATAGTGGCAAAAGCATCGCCTACCGACTCGCCGAAGGTTTGCAACGGTCCCATGAAGGTAAGGAGTGAATTATACTGCTCAAACATATCTCCCGAGAGCTTCTTGGCATAGTTAGCCTGTTCCGTCATTATTGACTTTCGGGCATCAGCAAGTTGCTGCTCGGTGGCGTTGTGCTCTTCGAGGAACGTATAATACTGCTGAGCAAATTCCATGCGTGCCTTCATCAGTTTTAGTTCTGGGTCCGAAGCCGATACCGACACCATACCCATACGCTGACCGGCATTGCGATAGCTACCCTTGATAGCCACCTCTTGCTCGGCACCAGGCAGAGCTTTCTGGTATTCCTTATAATAATCAGTCTTAGACCAACCGTAATCATTCAGTTTCTTACGCTCGTCGTCTCCCTTTTTGCTTGCAGACTCGTATTCGTCGTTGTATTGGATAAGCTTCTGATAAAGCAAACGCATATCCTCTTCCGGAGCATCAAGCAGAGAAAGGAACTGCATAGGCATATCCTCATAATTCTCACCAAAAAGAAGTTTAAGTAGCGCATCCTTTTCGCCACCTGTCTGAAAGACACCAACAATATTGTTACGCGCTTTTTCCAAAACCTTTATGATAGCATCCCTATCCCTGTCAATTTCATCTATATCTATATCGACAAATCCAGTTTTTGCCAATCCGAGAAACGAGTTTTGCTGTACTATACCCGTATAATCGTGTTCCAAAAGTTCCTTGCGTCGCTGTTCTGCCTGTTTTTGGTCTATAGTTGCTTGCTTGTCTTCACTCTTTGATTCCTCAAGCCAAAGGCGATCAAGATATGCACGGTCGCGCTCGTCAGATTTCAAATCAACCATCTGACCTTTCTTAATCTTTGGCATTTGTTTGAGAAGGTCGGTACGCAACTTCATTACATCTGTAGACTGGATTGCGTCCTTCAACATTCTTGACTGTGACTGCCCATATTCATCGTCCTTCTCTTTGAGGTCTTTATCCATTGAAGCCTTGAAGTCATCCCATGCTTTAGTGCCGAGAACAAGCGACTGTTTGGCGGCTGCAAGAGCTGCATTTAGTCGATTTTCAATCTTTGACACAGCATAGTCCTGCAAATCTTTTTCAACACCATCTTCAGTCATCTTTTCAATCATGGCTGTTTTCTGGCGCTCATAGAAATTATTTATCTTAGTGATAAATTCTGAGATATTGGCGCGAGAATCGTCTTCGGGGGCTTCGGCGTTGCCTCCGCCACCGCCACCAACCTTTTTACCTTTCCCGCCAACCTTCTTGCCTTTAACAACAAGTTTGGCTCCAAATTTTTTATACAACGCATCTTCTTGTGCAATAATATCATTGTATTCTTGTTGAGCCTTGTCACGCTCTCGCTTTGCTGCTGCTTTTTGTCCTGCTTGTCCGATGGCTCCCTGCGCCTGACGGCCCATCATTGCACCACTTGAGGTTACCGGTCCAGTAGGAATATCGACATTGGTATTGGCATACGCATCCTCCTTCTGCTGAAGTTTAAGAATAGCATCAACTTTTTTACGTCCAAGTTCAGCAAGTTTAGCGCGAGCGCCTTCCAGTTCGTAATAATCCTGCAAACGCTTAAAGTTTTCCTCCCAAGCCTTCGTGTTCTCTTGAACAGCGCCAGTTTCTGAGTTGATTTTTGCATTAAGATTAGGGATAGCGCCATTCAGTTTGTTCATGGCTTCAAGACGAAGATCCATTGATGCGGAAGTGTCATTCATTACACGATGTAAACGCTTCAAAGACTCCTGCTCTTCCATAGCTCTACGCTGGCCTTCCTCATGCACCTCATTGAGCACTCGCTGTCCTGCTGACACTTGTTTTAGTGAAGCCGTCCACTGGGCAAGTTTCACAACAAGGACACCGGCAAGACCAATAAGACCACCCATCACGCTCATTTGTCCTACGAAAGACAGTTTCTTGAAGGACGAATACATAACATTCCAGGCGTTTGCAAGAGACATCGTTTTGCCAGTCAATCCAGTTGTAAGTTCGGCCAACTTAGCAAAGGCTCCTGCCACTCCTGCCGTACTCAACATCGTAATAAGCGTTGGCAACATACCGAGGAACATCTTCATGGCAGCCATAAGCAACGTGATAAGTATACGCACTTCGGTCATAAACGTAATGTTATGAACGAGAGCATCCACCATCTCATACCATGCCTTAGCCAAATCGCGCACTGGACCGCTTGCAGCATCTGCCGAAACGAACTGCTTCTCAAAAAGGTTAGCAGCTCGCTCCATATATGCAGCGGCGGTCTCCTGCTGCATTTCATATTCCACGGTTACAGCCGAACCTTCGCGAAAAGCCTTGTTTGACTCAGCAACAGCCTTATCAAGCATACCCACTTTTTCTGCCATCGTCACCATAACCTTAGTAAGACGAGCACCATCCTCAGAACCAAGATCCTTGAAGAGAGAGTTTAGTGCAAATACGTTGTCACTTTCGTGCATCTTATGGAATATGGTTTGAATGGCTTCCATACCCTTGCCTTCTTCAATCATCTTCTTCAACGAACCCTGCGCAATGCCGAGGTCTTTTTCTATTGAAGACGTTCCTTTGCGCAGCTCTACCACAAGTTTACCAAACGCAGTAGCAGCTACTTCGGGTTCAAGGGCCATTGAGTCAACAGCAGAACCAATAGCGAGAATGTCAGGTGTAGTAAGAGTGGCTGCATCACCAAGCGCAAGCAAACGGTTTGAAAAGTCAACGATTTTGCCCGAAGTGGCTGTAGATGTAGATGCCAGTCGGAAGATGGCAGAGCCAGTTCTCAGCATAGCATCTTCCACGCCATACTTATCTATAAGGCCCGACACCTCAGTAATCTTAGCAAGAGCCGTCAACGCTTCATCGCCCAAGTCCTCTTTCAACGCAACGTTCACCTGGTCGGCGGCACGAACGAAGCCAGCCAAATTTTTAGTCGTGATACCAAGCTTAGCTCCTGCATAGGCCAAGTTGTTTAGCTCTTCTATGCTTGTACGGGTATCAATCTTAGCCAACTCTTTTGACAAGTTGCCAACTTCTTCTTGTGTGCTAAGCGCAACCTTGCGGATATTGGTAAGCTGCTCTGCGAACTTAGCGTTCAAACGGAAAATAGCAAAGAGATATGTCTTGAGAATATTGAACGCTGAAAACAATCCGACGTATGCCGTGAGGTTATTCAGTGCTGTCTGCCATGACCTGCCCTGCTTGTTGGCTGCACCCGTCACTTTGTCGATGTTATTCTTCAGTTCTTTCATCGACTTCTGCTTGTCAGCAAACTCCTTGCTCTTGGTGTTGATTTGGTTCAGTTCCTCTTCAAGCTGCTTGTAGGCACGGCGCAGTTCATCGAGGGAGGCTTTACCCTTCTTGCTACGGGCGAGAATGTCGTTGAGAGCACTCTGCGACATACGGGTGCCCTTGAGGGTCTGTTCGAGCATGGAGTATTGGCGACGGAGCGTAGCCACATACTTGCTGCCGGCAGGAAGTTGCTGAATCTTCTGCTGTATCACTTCCATCGTGCGCTTGATGTCTTCGCCCGAAGCCTTGTTAGGCTCTGCCAACACCTGTTTCATCTGCTTCCAGCTCATTGATGCCTTTTGCGTCTTACCCGACACCGCCTCCAGTCGCTTCTCTATCTCCTGAAGGTCACGGTTGTAAGAATCAATCTCTCCAGTCTTGCCGATGGCTGTCTTGTCACGAGCTTCCGTAAGTGTTGCTTTAGCACGACGCAAATCCGAAGCAGAGGCATTGTCATCACTTACCGTTTGACGTGCCTCTGCCACGTTCATCTTGCCTTTGCGTCTGTCCTCCTCGGCTTCAAGTTGCTTCAATGTAGCAAGATTCTGCTGATACGACGCATCCGACTTCTCCAATGAAGCAACAAGGTCGCGCTGTTGCTTGATGGCTTTGTCGAGCCACTGGTCTGACTGGTTGGACACATTGCCTATACCCTTCTGAATATCAACAAACTGTCCGGAAATAGAGCCAAGACGTTGTTCTATCTCCTGCAAAGCCTTGTTGTATTGCTCTATTTTAAAAATTTTATTTGAATCGGTGTTATCACGCGCCTCAATAATAGACGCTTTCGCACGACGCAGTTCAGACGCATTAGAGTACTTATCATGTGCAACAGTCATTGCATAATCCTTATCCATCTTGCCCTTGCGTCTATCCTCCTCGGCTTCCAGCTGCTTCAGTATAGAGAGGTTTTTCTGATAGCCGGCATCCGACTTCTCCAAAGACCCTACAAGGTCACGCTGCTGTTTGATAGCCTTGTCGAGCCATTGGTCTGACTGGTTGGAGACATTCTTTAAACCATCGGCTATCTTGACATACTGACCCTCAAGCAGACGGACTTCATCGCCCACCTGCTTCATCTTCTTTCTTAGTTCATCGGCTTGCTCCAGTTCATCTTCCGACAGTTTCTGCAACTGACGGCGACCGTCGCCCAAAGCCTTGCGTAGGTTTTGAAGTGATGTGGACGTAAGATTCTGAAGGGCATGGTCCAGTCGTTCCGTGTCCTTAATAACATTCTCGTGTGCCGACTGCAAGGCATCATACACTTTCTCCAGTCCGGCTTTCTGCTCCTTAAAGTCGGGAGCGTTCTTATCAAAATTGTCTATTTCCTCTCTTACGGCCTTGGCTTTATCACGCAGAGCTTCAAGCACCTGGATAGCCGCCTTGCCATTCATAGAGAGGATTATTTCGGTCTTCAAATTTGCCATATCTGTTTTTGTGTTGTGTTAGTGTTTAGAATGTTGACTTGGCGTATTCGCCAAGTCCTTCCAGTGCATAGATAATTTCGATGCCACCTTGATAGCCGTAGAAGTCAGCAAGATAATTGCGATAACGGTCGCGCAATCTGCGTATGGTTCGCATGATGGCAGGACGGTGTGATTTACCTTGTTTGCGGTCCCACTTGCCGCGAATATATCGTTTGGCGTTCTTTGCCGGACGTGCTCGGTCTACGTCTTCCGCATAAACATGAATTTTGCCCGTCAAGCCTACACCAAGGTCAACATATCGCAAATAGTCGTTATAGCGAATACCCACCGTGAGCAATCCTTTTTGGTCGTCGGCTTGATAGATGTGTCCTTCAAACGACTTTGCGCCCTCTCCGGTAGACCACCACATGCCATGCTTCTTGCGGTATTGATTGATTTCCTCATAGCCCTTATAAACCTCAGTTGGATAAATACGCTGCGCTTGCATATTCTTCTCAAGGTCCATAAGAGTCTGGTCGAGATACAGCGGAGCTACCCGCGACAGAGGTGCAAAAGGTTTTTGTACGGGAGAAATGAAACGTGCCATGCCCTACCCTCCTATCCTTTTAAGTCCTCTCTCGGCACGATATACTTTCCGTTGCTGCCACACGCAAAATTGTAGAGCGGTTGCAGGCTCTTCCAGTCCATGCCCACCACGAGCCATCGTCCGGCATAGATGTCGCCCACCATACCGAAGGAGATGCTGCTGGTGTCGATGCTTTGCAGCTCTGCCATCACTACGGCATCATCGGCAAACGACCGCTTTGTGACGGGGCAGCGGCCTGTGCGCTTCACCTCAAGAAGCCACGACACGAGGTCTTTACAATAATCCTTCAGACTTTCGGCTGTCTGTTCCATCTTGCGACCGTCGTAACGGCCAAGGGTCTGCGGTGTGTCTTTTACTTTAGCGAGAAACCACACCTGCTGAGAGACAGATGCCTTCTTTGCGTCAACGAGTTCACCAGTGGTAATGATGCTGTATAGCATACACGGCGAGTGAACGATGTTGGCGTTTCGGGAAAAAATGTTCTCAAGGTCGATGTAGCGGATGCGAAAGAAGCTCTGGTCTTCGAGGCGTTCGCTCTCGGGTTTGTGAGATAGGGGCTTGTAGATGGAAGCCCAATGCTCAAGGATATTGCTTATTGTCATAGTACTGCTGATTTTATATTAAAAAACTACAGAGGACACAGAGAGCACAGATCTTTTTTGCTCATGTAGATGTTTATGGAAAACAAGGGAGGCAGATGTTCTTATCAATGAATACATCTGTGTTCTCAGTGTCCTCTGTAGTTGTTTACTCTTTCGCTGTTTCCTCCGAAGTTTCCTTCTCCTCCTTATCTTTCATCAGCTCTTTCAGCTTCACGTTGAAGTGTCGCTCGGTCTTGTCTGCCACAATCTTTTGAAGCACTCTTGCCCAAGCCGCTCCGTTGCATGTGCTCTCGTTTTCGAGAATAGAGACGAACTGCACCAGGCAGTACATGGCGGTGAGTTGGTTGGCGAGGTGAGTGTTCATGTAGCCGAGAATGTTGCGGTCAAGATACGAGGCAAGGCAGATGCACATGATAAGCACGGAGAAGGTCCACACCATCTTTGCCATCTTCTTGGAGCGCAGCTTACCGTCCATTTTGCACTTCGGGTTGCGCTTTATCTCCTCGCGGTATTTTTGATAGATACGACGGTTGCACCGCCATGCCGTATAGCAGTCGATGATAAGGGCGAAGAAGCACACGGTGATAAAATTGATTGAGGGTTCGATGTGAACCCACAGCAAGCCGAGCACTGCGGCAATGGCTCGCGAGACATAAAAAGGATTGTTCATGTTTTGTGTTGTGTTTTGTGTTGTTGTTGTCCTGAATTTTATGTCACAAATTTACTGATAAACTGCTACGCATAGCGGACATGGTGGGGTACGGGGAGATTGAGCATGTCCGTATGGGGGAGGAGGAATATCGTAACTTTAGGGCAGAAAACAAAAAACAGACGTACAGCAAACACCTAAGATATAAAGCCAACAGAACACACAGAAGAAACAGAAAATATTTCTTCCGCGTGTTGGCTAAAGCATCTTTTCTGTTCTTTCTGTGCTTTCTGTTGGCTAAACAAAGATGATATGTCAGGAATTACGCAAAACACGCTCGCCCGTATAGACAAGTGGTTGAGCTACGGCACATCCATTGAGAAGGCGTTTCCCAAGCTGGAGCAACGCTACCGTATGCAGGTGTGCTTTGAATTTTACAAACGATGGGAGCATAACAAGGATATTGACCCTCACACCGTGTGCCGCAATATTGCCCGGCGTGACTATGAGATATTCTTCAATCAAGCCGCCCAAGGCAACGAAGAGGCTCAGGCATTAATGCTTGCGCTGAAGATTTCGCTCGACGACGAGGGGAATATCCGTCCGCGTACTGTCACGGAGATTAGCAACGACGTGACGGTATGCAACCATCTTATAAGTTTCTTCCAGACGGATGACAGCCCGCGTCATAAAGCCATGTTCCTTTCATCGGCAGAATGGCTTATCCGCACGGGCAAGCAACAGAACAACGACCGTGCCGTGGCTAAGGGCATGGAAGCCTTAGCTAATGTGTATGGCAACTTCCAGGAGGAGCGCGACGCTACGGACGAGATGCCGGACATGAGCCACATTGCCATCACGCAGGACGTGAGCATCGTGAAGCGCGACCGTGTGAACTACACCGAGGAGGAGAAGCTACGCATGGCCCGCAAGTATGGTCTTACTACCAAGGACCTCCAGGAGATAGAGGACGACGAACTACTGAATGGGGAGAAACCGGAAGAGCCGGACTACTTCGAGTATATGGAGGAGAAGGAAGAGGAGGATGTGATTAGACACGGGTACATGAAAGAAAGCAAATTGACAAGTAATTCCGAGCCAACGGATGATACGGAATGAACGGAAAATATGAGAAATAGAGATGAAAATAGGACTCATAGACGTGGACGGACGACACGGCAAAAAGAAACGGGGAGCTACGATATACCCTAACGTGGCTCTCGGCAAGATTGCCCGTTGGCACACGATGCGGGGAGATGAAGTGGAATGGGCACAACCTACCGACCTTTTCGACAGGCATCATTACGATATACTGTATGCCAGCAAGGTTTTCAACTTTTCGCCCGACATCGACTTTCGGCAGTTCTCCTACGACCGACTGGAGAAGGGTGGCACTGGCTACGACATCTATAAGCGTCTTCCCGACGAGATAGACCGACTGCAACCGCTATACGAGTTGTTCCCATGGGTGCCAAAGGACCATGCCTACGGCAAACTGACCGAGGGCTGTCCCAACAAATGCTTTTGGTGTGTGGTGCCCAAGAAGGAGGGATTAATCCGTCCGTATATGGATATAAAGGAGATAGCCATCGAGGGTAGGACACACGTTGTACTGATGGACAACAATATACTTGCGACGGGCGACTATGCAAAGGAGCAGCTTCGGAAGATAATCGACCTCGGTCTGCATATCGACTTCAATCAGGCGATGGACGCACGGCTTGTCACTCCCGAATATGCAGAACTGTTGGGCAAAGTGAAATGGATAGACTCACGCATCCGCTTCGGTTGCGACACCACGGCACAGATAGAGGAATGTGAACGAGCCATGAAGCTAATCAATGATGCAGGATTCCGTGGCGAATACTTTCTCTATACCATGATAGGCGGAAAGAACGACTTCCGAGAATGTTACCACCGTCTGCATTACTGGTGGGAGCGACTACAACGCTTCCGCAAGAACCATGAAGGCAGAGCCGTGTATGCCTACGCACAACCATACCGCAACCCTACAAATCCAAACCACTCCATCCCCGAATGGCAGAAGGATATGGCCCGATGGTGCAACAAGCGAATGATATTCTGCACCACCAACTTCAAGGACTTCATGCCAAGAAAGGGATTCAAGTGTGAGGGGTATCTGAAGAAGTACGGAATATAAGTAACAACAATATTTTTAAGAATAGACATGAATATAGACATTACGCTTTCTGAAGCATTGGAGCGAGCTTCGGAAGGACTGCGAAAGAAGATGCTTCACTCAGTGGAGCTACTGCAAAAAGCAGAGAAGATCGGTCTGAACTATGATGCCGAGAATGGATATTACTTGGCGTTTAGTGGTGGAAAGGATTCTCAAGCTCTTTTCCACATGACTCAGTTGGCTGGAGTGAAATTCCGCGGTCACATGAATCTTACGAGCGTCGACCCACCCGAAGTGATACGTTTCGTAAAGAAGAACTATCCCGAGGTGGAACTGATAAAGCCGGGCAAATCCATCTTCCAGATTGCCGCAGAAAAGCAGATTCTGCCCACTATGCGTGTGCGTTGGTGTTGCAAGGAATACAAGGAAACGGCAGGTGCCGGCAAGGTCACGCTAATCGGCATACGCAAAGCAGAGAGTTCTCGAAGAGCCAAGCGCAACGAGGTGGAAATTAACAACCATAAGTTTAGCGGCAATCTTGATGGGTTGGACGAATACCGACAGGAGCTGAAGGCTAAACGTATGAAGCGAAAGTCGAAGGCGGACGGAGTGAACATCACCAATGCCGACGAGGAACAGACGTTAGGCTGCATACACGGCAAAGAGAGTCTGCTTATATCGCCCATCATCTATTGGACGGAAAAGGACGTGTGGGAGTTTCTTAACGATGTAGTGAAAGTTCCTCATTGCTCGCTCTACGACGATGGATGGCATCGCATAGGCTGCATCGGCTGCCCCATGAGTTCGCACAAGCAAAAGATGATAGAAAACGAACGCTATCCACATGTAAAACGAAACTGGATTAGGGCGATTAAGGCTATCCGAAACGGGGGGGGTATTCAAAATAGAATACAGCTGGTGGAACATCCGCAAGGACTGGGTGGCTCTCAGAAACGTCAGAGGATTGCTCAGGACGCAGGCGGCTACATCAAGCATCCAGACCCGGGACACTGGACACAGCACGAATCTACGAACAGTCGGACAGAGGGGGGGGGAAAATCCCAAGAATACGAGGAGCAGCAATGCCGACATTCCGCATCTGCAAACAATGGATGCGAACAAACGACAACTGGGAGACAAAACCGAGGTGTATGGAATCTCGCAGGGCGGGTTTTCATCCAGCTCCTCTTCTGACCGCTTGAAAGAGGAGCAAGAAAACGAAATAGCGGAGAATATCTACGACTGGTGGATTTCGGGCAAGTCATACAAGCAATGGTATGCCGAGAAATTCAAGCAGATGAAACTGGATTTTGGTGAATTTTTAAAACAACATAAAAACAATTATGATATGGCAAAGATTATCTATTTCGGGACAGAAGGCAACGGCAAGGCTGGGCACTATCCTATGGGTATCGACAAGGGCCTTACCCATGAAGAATACAAAATATGGACTGAATGTGACAACGAAAAGTGGATTGATAACATCTACAAAAATCCGGGCCGCCACTTGATAAAACATCACGGCATTGTATATACCAACTATGCCGTGCCGTTCTCTGTTGATGATGAAAGAAGATATTCACATACAGAAATATTTTGGGAGGGTTTACACTCAGAGAAGGAAATGATAGATCTCATAAAGAGTAATTCTTTCTTGAAACGACAATTCAAAATGTAAAAGACATGAACTATTCAATTAAATGCGGAAAGGAGGCTGACAATGGCTAAGGACTGGGTAGGCGGCTCGGCTGCTGTGTTCAAGACGTTGGGCGCAAGCAACCATACGGATGCGGATAGACAGCGTGAGGATTACTATGCCACAGAACCGAAGGCGACGGAATGGCTGTGCAAGCTGGAACAATTTGAGGGAAGGATTCTTGAGCCGTCGTGTGGCGAGGGGCACATGAGCGAGGTACTGAAGGCAGCAGGGTATGAGGTGGTGAGCCGCGACCTTGTGGATAGAGGTTACGGTGAGGTGGCCGACTTTCTTGCGATAGATAACTTGGCGTGGGACGGCAACATCGTCACCAATCCGCCCTACAAATTCGCACAGCAGTTTGTTGAGAAGGCTCTGAGCATCATTCCCGAAGGAAAGAAGGTGGCAATGTTTCTGAAGCTGACTTTCCTCGAAGGCAAGGCTCGACGCACTCTCTTCCGTTCTACCCCCCCCATTCGTGTTTGGGTAAGTTCGTCACGACTGAAATGCGCTCCCAACGGCGACTTCGAGGCAATAAAAGGCAGCGCAGCGGCTTACGCATGGTTCGTGTGGGAGAAAGGGTATAAAGGCGAAACAACTGTGAAATGGTTTAACTGAACTATAGTGAATAAATGCACTATAAATTCACCATAAAACCAATATAACATAAAACAACACAAAAACAATACATGAATAACAAACGACACAAAATCAGGATAACAATATGCAGCAACCTCATCAAATCTATCTGACTCGCTTTCAGCAGCGGATGCTCCATATTGGAGCGAAGGACGAAACTGTGATTGCAGGACGACGCACGGGTAAGACCGACGGTCTTGTGGCACCGCGCGTCTGGGCTGTCAGCAACAGCATGCCGAGAATGCTGGGCGCATGGCTCGCCATTTCCCGACAACAGGCTTTCTCGAAAACCATTCCTGGCACAATGGCGGCAATGGAACGTATGTTCGGCTTCGTGCTCGGCATCCACATGGGCTGGGGACGACCGCCACGTCATGCCCGACCGAGCATCTTCAAGCCGAAAAACTATGACAACATAATCTGGCTGGCTAACGGCGCTCAGTGGGCAGCAATATCACTGGCGCAGGTGGCAAGTTCAAACTCCTACACTTTTTCACACGCAATATTGGACGAGGGACGTTTTGCTCCGAAAAAGAAGATTGACGAGGAGTTTATGCCTTCGCTTTCCGGACAGACGCATCCGTTGGGCGAAATCAATTTCTCGGAATACAATCCGTTTTATCGCGGACGACTCTTTGTGTCGGATGCTTCGCTGACCGCTAAAGGTTCGTGGCTCGAACATGAGGACGAAAAGCTGGAACTGACCGTTGAGACGGGTCCGTTCAAGGGCAAGACTTATCGGTGGGTGCAAGAACAGCTGGAGGAATATGCCGACAAGGTTATACGCTACAACGATATGCTTTATAATGCGAAGAAGTCGGGACATTCGGTGCATGTGGTGCCGGCAGAAGTAAAAGAGGATATTCGCGACACGGCTCTGAAGATGATGAAGCATGAGGGAGAGTTTCGTATCATGCCTAATCATGGCAAGCACGTCACGAAGGCAATGGTGGATATGGCGGTAAACTATAAACTACTCTCCGTGGATGATGCCGAACTGGTTTACGACTATGAATATCTGATTACGCCTGGAGAGGATTTCGAGATGCAGATGTTCCTGCGCTCAAAGAAGTTTCAGGACGGTTATCTGCGTGAGCTGCGCCGCGTAGGTTTTGTTGTGGAGAGAGCTTCTACGCTCGAAAACGTAGACCTTTTAGGTGAAGATTACATCCGACAGCTCAAACGAGATCTTCCGGCGTACACCTTCGCTTGCTCAGTGCTGAACATAAAGATGCAGAAGTCGAACGATGGCTTTTACTCTAATCTCGACATCGACAATGTTCACGGTTACGACCCCGGCGACTCTATAGACCCTCTCAGTCAGGCGAAATTCTCTACCGTGAAGGCTACGGGTATCATCAACGGACAAAAGGTCACTTCGGAAAGTTATCAGCCGGACTTGAAAGAGCTGTCCGAGCGCAACGACTGCCGCATGGATGCCGACTGCATCAACTCTTTAAATTTATATATAGCCTTGGATTACAATGCTAACATAAATACGTTGGTGGTTGGGCAAATGTATGAGCGTGACGGCATGGAATGTCTGAACGTTATCAAGAGTTTCTATGTGAAGAACGAGCGAAAGCTGCGTGAACTGATAGCCGATTTTTCGGATTATTATGCACCAAAGCGAGCCATCAACCGCGACGTGACGTATTTTTATGATGCCACAGCTAAGCAGGGCGCATCGTATGCTTCGTCGGACGAGCGATTCTATATGACCGTGATTGCAGAATTAGAGAAGCGAGGGTGGAACGTGACGGCAATAGACATGGGAGCACCCGAGAAGCACGAGGTGAAGCACAAGATTATCAACGACGGCTTGGCTCACCTCTCCTACCCTGCCATCCGCATCAACCAGCCGAACAACCCCGACCTTATCATCGCCATGCAGCTGTGTGAGGTACAGATTTCGTACAAGGGCTTTCATAAGGATAAGTCGGGCGAGAAGAAGCCTGAGAGCGAAGACACGCTGCCCTTGGAAAACCGTACCGATTTTACGGACGCTTTCGATACGCTGTACTTAGGTTGCAAGTTCTTCCGTGGCGGTGGCGGTTTTTTTGTGCTACCGAGTGGAAGATAAAAAAGGCAGCCGTTTCACAACGACTGCCAAAAGAACAACTATGTCCTTCGCTAAGGACAAAACATTTGAATAAAAAAAATATTGCAAATCTATAATTACAAGTATGAATGTCAAATCTCTTGCTTCAGACGTTAGCCTTCACTATCTTCTTTGCCAATCTCGCTTTCATAGCCATTTTCTTTATTAAACATTTCATGCCGTGCGCCCATGAGCCACGACTTTAAGTTTATATACTGCGCGTGGTCGAGATTTGCATCACGCCACTCGGCATATTCATCGTAGGACATACCATTCTCGATGATGCGAACCATGTCTTCCGGATTCAGCACGTCGGCTTCCTCGAAGTCACACGCTCCACCTACTTCATCGCCTATCCAATACCACTTGCGGCAACCGTCGAAAAGCTGTTCGTTGACGAGTTCTGCCAACTTATTGCAACTATCCTTGTACTGCTTTATAAATTTATTTAAATTAGGGTTCATATCTGCAAATTTAGTTTTTCGACTTTTGCCTTAAACTTTTCCTCTTCCGTTTCTGTGGCGAACCTAAAAATAATTAGCCGTGCTCTTGAATACGAACTATGAAAGATTATCTCCTGGTCAATAAATAACGTCTGTGTTTTTAAAGATCCAAGAAGATAATAGTGGAGAGCGAAAGAGGGGGCAACAGACAGACCTTTAAACTTCATAATAAAAGTATTCATCTTACCACCGTCTAAAAGATAATCTACAGCCACTATGTCGCCATCTTTAAAATCAAGAATATCCCAACTACGGCACGAAGAAGAAGGTAGTAGCATAGGTTCTCCTTGTTCAAAGTTGGCTAAATGAGCATCGTCGCGAAAAAGATAACACTCATTGTCTTTTTGGTCGGAAAGGTTTACTACACAGATTCCTGAATCATTCACTTCAGCTACCTTTACCCAACCTAATAGAGGGCTATACAGCTTAGCACCTTCTGACAAACTACGCAAAAAATTCTTTAGTTTTATATTTTGTTTCATATCTCATTATTTTAGAGAGAAACAATTAGGGGAAATTTCCCTTTGTTTTCCCTTAATTTCCTCTATTGTTTAATCTTTTTCTCTTATCGGCATAATGTTTCGGATTTATAATATTTTATTGTCATAAAAGCTCAGATCGGTCCACCATTCCTCCCTGCCTTCCTGCACGTAACTATTCTCGGGCAAGTTGAGCCGAACACAATCCTTTACCCATTCGTCGGGAACATACGACCCGAATGAAGCGATGGTTTTGCCGTAACATCCCGGCATATAAAGGACGTGATATCGGCCTTTGAAACGATAACATGTCACCTTTGTCTGCTCCTTGGTGTCGGCTGAATTGAAAGTGACGGAATAACGGTTGCCTCGATGCAGGGCGGCAAGGACATGCAGATAGTCCTCGCAACCACACTCGAACACCGTTTCATCACCACGCTTACGGAAGTAGCATTCCCAGAGATTCCTGCGGAAGATATACCAAAAATAGTCCATTTCGTCGTCAGTCATCTGCGGGATGCTTCTATAGACTATATCTCGCCATACGTGCTGACGGAGGTGTGAACCGTGAGCGAATCCTTCAACGGCAGATACGAAATCGTGCCGGTCAAGTTCGAGACTAATCATGGCTGAATATGGTATGCTTTATGTCGTCGTACATTGCCATTTCCACTTTCTGCCCGTCAAAATGTCCCACGGCAAGCAGTTGTCCGTTCTCCTTCGTGGCTTGCTCGGCTGACGGTGCACTGGCACGGACAATGAGAATGTCAAATTCCTTTATGCAGTCGAGCTGTTCAGGCGGTATGGGCTTCATGTCCTCACGTGCCTGTTGACGGATGCGCTGAAGGTCGGCTTTCGTCAGCATCGCAAAACGAGCCTGAGCCTTACGCACTGCCTCGGTCTCTATCTTCAGACGGTGGGCTTCGTAGGCTTCGGCAAGAAGACGGTTGTTCTGCCATAACGAAACCTGCAGGAGGAAATGGGAGAATCCGTCACGTCCTTCCGCCAACTTCAGTTTTGCAAGAATTTCTTCGATAAGAAGAACCTTGTCCTTACGTTGCCAGTGGATGACACCGTGGCGTTCAAACTCGTCAAGAATGCCGAAAGTGGCTGACAAATCCCGAAGTTCTTTGGTTTTCTTTTTGTTGGATCTATTGAAAAACATAATATCTTGGTTTAAATTGTTACTTTGAAAACCTCTTTATTCTCACGAAGCAAGAGGAAAATAGAATATATTTGCTAAAAGCGTGGTTCAAGTACATATCCTCCCGGACGAACAAACTTGATTTTCTTGTAAAAAAACTTATTGCCAAAAACTATACTTTAACGTGTAATATATATAATAAAGAAACAGTTAATGCGTAATGAATCTCGTGCCGTCTACTTCCAGCACAAGTATATCATTGACTACCCTTATCTCGCCACTCTCCACGAACTGCACCTTGCGCTGATGGCGTATGGTGTCAACCGAGAGGCAAACGCAGGTGCCGGTGTCTACGTGTCCCGTCTTTGTGAGGAAACGAATGTAGAACGGCATACGCTGCACATTACGCGCCGTCTGCGGTGGATTGAAGCCGGTGACGCGCTGTCCTGTGCGTGGGTCGTCCCACTGCCACTTCTCCATAAAGCGGCGCAGCTCGGTGAATGACTGTGTGAGTTGTCTCATTGTTATTCTTCTTTAAATGGTGGAAATTCCAAGTGTATGAACCTGTCTATTTCCTTATCCTTTATCAGTTTCACGCCTCCCGCAAACAGCTTCTGCCGCTGACACAGAACGTCGGGGAAGAGGATGTTGCGAAGCGAGTTGCCCCAATCGCTTGTAGAGTTAAGCAGATGCGACGGGTGGAACACGAGGGTGTAGGCAGCGAGACGTATACAGTTCTGAGGTCGGTCGAACATAGGTCCGCTAAGCGTCAGAGACCGCTCCTTATTATACAAGACCATGTGGCTGCTTAGGTCGCTGACATCCACGCTCGACGCATAGAGGATGCGGTCGATATAAACGCCGAGGTATCTATACAGCAACGAGTCGTACGGGCGGGCAGTGGAGAGAATGAGGTGGGTAATCCAGCCTCTCTCAAAACACTGCTCCAGAAAAACGAAGGTCTCCTGCTTGAGGAAAGGCATAGTGAGCACCATGACGTGAGGGTCAATCACGAGGTGACTCACTGCCTTATAGAACTTCTCCACCGTCACGTCGCCATGCGTATAGAACGTAAGCTGACGGTGAGGTGCCTGATTGACCGCCTTGGGCAGCTTATTGTCTACGCAGCAAGGCGGTATGAATAGCAGAGTATCGTCCATTTAATTATTAATTATTAGTTATTAATTATTAGTTATTACTTATTAATTAGTCGTCAAGCACCATTGGCATTATCAAAGACAATGTGTCGGGAGCAGGAACATCAACGGTCATTACGCCGGAATGTGTGGAATCAGACACCTGGAGGCGAACGTCGTCAGAGTCGAGAGCGTTAAGACAGCGAATTAGATTTTCGCCCTTAAAGTCAATCTGGAAGCCGTCAGGACATTCCGCATCGCCTATCACAACCTGGTCTTCCGCTCCCTGCGCGTTGTCGATGTCCTGCGCCGAGACGTTGAAGAACATTCCGTCCTTGCGCAGCTCTACGAGATCGTCATCCCTGCCGAACAGTCGTACACGCTTGAGAATAGAGAGCATTTCTCTCTTGCTGAAGCAAACGTGATACGGATTATTGCGCGGTATAACCGAGTTATAGTTAGGATATCTGCCTTCTATAGTCTTGCAGAGGAAGTCGGCAGCGGGCGACGTGAAGCGGATGTCACGTCCGTCACTGATGATGTCGATGTTTTCGGAACTGTTGAAAGCGGCGAGCGGACGGAAGTGTGACACCGGCATAAGCATCTTGTCGGGCTGTCCGCTGACGAAGAAATTGCCACCTCCTTTGTCGGGGTTGTTAGAGTAGGTGTGCTTCAGGAGTATTCTGCCGTTAGTACCGACAAAGATAACCTCGCTCATGTCTTCCGCTACGTCTATACAAAGAGCGTTCATCGTCGGACACAGCTCATTGTAAGAGACAAAGGAACTGGTCTTGCCGATAACGTCAAGCAGTCTGCCTCCAGGCAATGTGATATGCAGTTTCTCTTCGCCCATGACAGCCATCATGGGGAAATCCTTGCCGTCGTAGTAAGGAATGGTTACCCTGCCTTCCTTCACGTTATCGTCATTGCCGGTACAATACTCCATCTGAAGTGTGCTGTCGCTGACGAAGTTCAGCGTGACCGTACAGTCGGGCAGTGTGGCGAGATACTGGCTGATAATCTTGATAGGCAGAGCCAGCGGTCCACTGAACTGTCCGTTACAGACCGTCAGAGGCGCGGGGATAGTGAGCTGCGCGTCGGTGGAAGCGGACGTAAAATACAGGTTGCCGTCCTCATGCTTTGAAAGGAGCACGTTGTCGAAGATGGCTATGGTGTTACGGCTCTCGATGCAGCGCATAGACTTCTGCAAGGCTGCGGCGAGTACGCGGGATGATTTTGCTTGTAGCTTCACGTTTTTTAATTTATTATTTGTTAGTTATTATTTATTATTTGTAGGGAAGCGGCTGTCAACATTTAGAACGGCAAGTCGTCTTCGTTTGCCGGAGCATAACCGCTGATGTCAGGTCCGTTTGATTCTGCCGGTGGTACATACGCTGTAGCCGAACCTGCTGCAGCATAAGAATGCTGGGGATATGCTGTCTGCTGACCTGTCTGTATCTGCGGCTGATAGAGCATAGCAAGACGTTTGTTCATACGTAAACGGATAGCCTTGAAAAGGTGAGAGTTCTCGTCAGTAGGATTCTCGTTTACGATGTCGGGAGTACGCTCCTTGTTCGCTTCCTTGACCTGCTCTACGAGCTTCGGAAACTTTGCTACGATCAGCTTAACATAGTCGGTCGAGAACGACATCTGCATTTCGTGTGTCGGCACGCTAACATTGCTGTCGCCACGTTCCTGCGCCGACCGACGCACAGCATTTTTGTAGTTTTCGTTAAGAGGCCAGATGTTTACACGTAGACCCGCGATCTGACGGTTCGGATCGTTTCTCGCCGTCGTCATTTTGATTTCGTTTAGGTCAATGGGCACACATACGTATGCCCTTTGAGGACTATTCTGGTCGATACCAGTGAAGACCTGTGCTCCGTTTAAGGAAAGGAGGTCAATGCTTCCATTAAAACTTGCCATATACTTTAATTATTAATTATTAGTTATTATTTATTCGCTATCTAATAGAGCCTCGCTCTGCTGTCGCTCATATCGTCCATCGTGCGCACCTTGAACCATTTCTTCACTCGGTTCTTCGGTGCATACACTTTTGCCGTACTGATAAAGCTATTGCAAGCGGGATGCAGCGGGCTTATATTTCCGCCGAAAAACGGAGAACTATTCTCCTTACAACCGCAATCCACATGATCGTAGGAAATGCAGTGTTCGCATTTGGGGGGGGTGAATGTTCGCATATTTTTTTGTTTAAAATTTTACATCCATTAGAACGGCATATTGTCTTCGTTCGCATCCGGCGTTACAGCCGTAGCCGTTGTAGCTGCCGTAGCTGCCGTAAGTGGTGCCAGCCGCCTACCCTGCTTGCGCGTCTTGTTGCTCTCCCATCGTTCTTTTTCTTCGTCAGTGAGTGTAACGATGTTGCCATCGTCGTCGCGGTAAGGCAGCGGGTCGGGGCGTTCGGCGTATTCACGGGCAATGCGTTTCAGATCTTTATAGTCCTTCGGCACTTCGTCCTTGCCGGGACGGAAGAAGAAGAAGACGTGACATGACGTTTGCAAGTAGCGGATATACTTTGGCTCGATGGTATTGTCGTTCTCCCATTCACGACCGGTGAAGTATTCCTGCGTAACCCACGCCTGCAACTTGAAACACTTGCGCTGTTTGTCGCGGTCGTTCTGAAAGAGGTGCTTAGGGTTGCACATTATCGACATATTTTCGCAATAGTCGTATATCTTCTTCTTGAAGGTGGCTCGGCTATACTCCTTCGATTTGCCCTCGGAGGCATCTGCCCAGTCGCGCATAAACTCGTTGAACATATCGTCCGTACATATCGGCACACCGTAGACCTCATTACGAGAGAAGAACCACTCGAAATAACGCACGATGCTCTCGGTGAGCTTCTGCACCATCTGACGGCGACGCACATTGCCTTGCGGTGCAATGGCAAAGGTATGATAGCGCATCATAAATTGCACCGCAAGGGCGCAAAGATAGATGGCTTGGTTGCGGTCAGCGTCATCAATCTCTTCAGGCACCAGACTGAAATTCTTCATCAATGCCGATGGTGGGCGTGCTGCCTTATGCTTCTGCGGATTGGCTCGTGCAAAACGGTTGGAGAAGCTGACAAGCGGGAAACGTCCTACCGAAGAATCATCATCATCCGACATAGGATAATTACAAGTGATAACGATTCGGGGAGCATCATCGGCTGAAAACGTAACCGGGTCAACGCTTTTTCTTTCTACCGTCAAGCCCGTCGTTACCATGTTGTAAAAATACTTCATAGGAAACGCTTTAGGCTTGTCCTCCCAATGCAACACCCTGTACTTATAAGGTTCAGAGGATAGTTTGCCCAACTCGAACTTTGCATCCGTTATGGAAGCAAAGCGTTTCATATCGACATCGAGAACATTAACAGCGCTGCCTACCACCAGTTTCACAATGAGCGACTTGCCCGAACCGCCAGTAGCCTTTTTCTCGTCGGGAATGTCGTCTTCAAGGAAGTAAGGACAGACGGGCAATATGCCTTTGTTAGAGCGATAACACAAATGTCCAATGGCTGAAATCATATTGACGAAATGCGCACCTATTATGGCTTGCTCTTCATCCGTCAGTTCTTTCTTGTTGCGTTGTGCTTCCTGCTCCTGCTCCCAAAGAACGTTAGAACAACCACGCACAATACGCAATATCGGCCACAAATCGCTCTCTCGCTGTCCCTGCCAGTTGACATTCCAACGGTATGTCTGAGCCCATTCTTCAAGGTCGGCTTTAAGTTGCCCTATCTCGAAAGTGGAGAACACTGGTGACCCGTCCTCATTTCTCATTGCCTCCTTCTTGTTTATCGCATCCAGTCGGTCGCGATATTCCTGGCGCTCAGTAATGGTAAATGGTGTCTTAAACACCCGCATCGTGAAGTCATACGGCTTCTTTGCAAGCGAGGGGATGAAGAAGTTGATATCGTCATAAGACACCGTGCGGATGCTGTCGGGTGTTATCTTCAGTGCCACATTATTGAAGTAGAAATACTCAGTCTTGGCATCGAAGGCATCGGCAAAGTTTATCACCATGCTCTGCAAACCACCTGCCGACTTTTCCGTAAATGTCTTGTCTATCATGTTGGCACAGTCAGACATCAGACGTTGCTCGATGTCGATGTGTCGAAAAGCCTGTTTTGTATATTTCAACAGCAGCGTTTTTGCTGCCTGGATAATGCTCTTAGCGTCGATATACTCCACAAAGCACTTGTCTAAGTGGATATACTGTCCCACAAGGTCGGTACTCTCAGGGTCTATCATACGATAATAACCGTGAGCCGTCATAAACACCCACAATCGCGTGGGCGACACCTTGCATGTAGGCGGTTTCTGCTTACCACTTCTCGGGTCACGCGGCCATTCTATATCAAACGGCTCCGTGTTGCTTGCTCCTCGCAAACTGGAGTAAAGCGGCAGACGCACATCATGGTCGAACTGGAAGTTCTCTTCTGCGTTCATCGTGTATGTCAGCAGATAGTCGCGCACACTGCGAGGCGAACATCCGTATAGCCATTGCCAGCGTCGGCAATAACGTGAGCGGAAGCCTTCGGGCAACATGGCATAATGCAATGAACTGAACTTAGTGGCTATAGCTCCGCAATCACGCTGCGAGGCAATATCATTCGGATAGAGGATGATGACACGCTCGGCAAAGCGGTTCATCTTCTGATATTGCACACCACTAAAATCAAGATTCTCCCGTTTCCACTCACCACGCTCTATGTACCAAAAATTTCTTCGTCCGATGGAGAACGCCACATGATACCAACAGAAATCTTGGAAGTGTTGGTCTTCTGCCTTGTCAAGGCGCAGGGAGCGCATGGCATAATACACGCTCAAAGCGTCTTCGGGTGTACGGCAAAAAACGATGTTGCGAGCCTTTATCTCGGCGGTGGGTATTTTCTTCTTTTCTTGCTTGAATGTTCCTTTACCCTTACCGTCCTTGTCTTCACGTTCCACCCATATTTCCTTCTCTTCAGTGTATTTCTCTGTTGACTCAAACTTCTGTATGGCAGCATGAACGGCTGTGGATGCGCTGTCACGATTGTTCATCGCATAGACAAACACCCTGTCGCCCATCAGCCAACGACTTACTTTTTTTACGCTATGTTCTTCGTCGGTGGAGAACACGATAGGGTCGCTGTCTTTCATTGCAGGACGGAAAAGACAGCCGTATGTGTTTTCGAGCGACGGCTCGCCGTCCTTGGCGAAGCATACAAAGAGCGGGTTCCACGGCGTGCCGTAGATTATCTCGCTTACCTTCTTTCCTTCGCGTACCACATTCGGCAATGTCACGCTGTCTACGGCATAGATGCGGAAGTCGTCATTCAGCATCTGGGTGTTGAAGTCCCTACCGAAACCGAACACCGGCAAGCCCTTTACGAGCGTCACTTCACATCCGAGAGCGGCAAGCTCCTGCGGATTGAAGTCAGTTTTCGGCATAAAGGAGAAGGTCTCGATGGTCTGCTGCGCTATCGTGCGGTAGTCCATCCTGCCGAACACCGACGGAAAGACGCTGCGCACTTTTTCGGTGTCGCCGTAAGTCCGCACAATAAAATCCTTACACAAGCGAAGCAGACTCGCTCCATACATAGGCATATTACGCATGGCAGCGTACAGCTCCAGCGCTCCGTAGCCCTGCCGCCCCGTCTTTGTGCACTTCCAGTGTACGGCTCCCTGCTTTGCCAGTCGGTTGTCATCCACTCCCACCCCATTATACAGACCTCCGCGCTCGTTTTTATAAACGATGAAATGAGGAGTCTGCTTGCAGCCGTCCGACACACCGTCGGCTGACTGTTTCTGACAGAAAGGGCAAAAGCAAGCCACTTGGCCCTCGAAGTGCTGATCATCGGCGGGCTTCACAAGCGTGAGAAGGTCGATGTTGGCGAGACGGTTTATTATCGGATGAAAGAGCATGATTGCTGTTATTTTTAAGAAAGAAAGACCGACGGTGATGTTCCTATGTACTCAACAAGGCAGTCGCTCCGAGGCTTTTTAATTCCATGCGACCGGTGCCATAATACTACGAGACGTTGCCGTTCCCGTCATCGCCGCCAAGGCCTTTTTATTTCTTTTGTTTGTTTTACATTTGTTGATTTCGCTATAAGTTCAGAAACGTCTCCGTACGGAAATGGCGGATTTTGCAATTAGCCATAGTCTTCATGCTGTTAATCATCATCAGCACGAACTCTTTGAACGAAATGAAATTCTCGTTCAGGGAGACAACCTCCACTGCCACGCGCCAGTAACATTTGCCGTTTCTCACCCGGCATGAATGTTCGTTTCTTACTATTATATTTTCCACATTGCCCTGCATTATCGTGAACACCTTCTGGCATACGTCCTTAACTAACGAAAACGGAGCCTGGAAGAGCAGGATATGCGTGTCCGAGTCTTCGTCGCGGATAGTCTCGGTATAGGCTATGCGATGCAGGTGTTTGCGATTATACATTGACATTATTGTTGACGTTCAGACATCGCAGATGCTTCATCATCTGCCACGTCGAGAATACACTACGGTTGCAGTCGTATAGTGGGTTGTGTGCCACCTCCGCTTCCGGTCCCTTATAGTCTTCCACAAGCGAGTAGGCTTTTTCCGGGTCGAAATCATTGTCAGCGACATCACAGATGATACGTGCTCCTTCGAGGAAGAACGTGCGATGGTCTCTGAAGTTATGATGATGAAAGGGGATTTTGATGCCGTAGTAATAACATATATTGCGGAGTATGGCAATGTCGAAATCAGAACCCTGCGACCACAGACATAATTCCTCCGCCTCGAACGAGCTTTTCAAGTCAAATGCCCATTTGAACAGTCCATGCAGGACATCCGTGATCAGTCTGCATGTACGGTCGCCGTCAGCTCCTTCTATCAGGGCTTTCTTCGCCTCCTCGCTCCTTCGTGCCCACCAGTCAGCCGTTTTCTGATCGAACGTGAATCCATCAAGGAACATTCCGCGAAGGTCCACATTAGAACAAAACGTAGGCGACGGCTTATAGAGAAGGTCTGTCGCTGGAGCATCCTTATCTTCCGCAAAGAAAGGGCTTTCTTCGCCATAACGGTTCCACGCCACAGCAGCCACGGACATTACAGCGGTGGTCGGGCATAGGGCACACGTCTCGAAGTCGAAGGAAATATCTAAAATTTTCATTTTCTTAGTTTTTAGCGAATGGTTCAAGCATATTCTTAATTCCGTCAAGCTCCCACTGCTTCCAGTCGTCGGATGCAAAACGCTTCAGGACAGTGTTGGTGCTCATGCCTCGCTCGTTCATAAAAGCGAAGAACTTACTGCAAAGCCCTTTGTTGGCTTTTCGCAAGCACTCATAAAACACGCCCTTAGCGTCACTATGGGCAAGCGTATAGAGATATCCCCTATCGCCCACGGAAGAGCCTTTAGCGTTTATGTCAACGAATTTCAAAAGTGTTTCTGCGACATCGGGCAAACGTAAGTATTGGCTTTTACATTCATTAATACCTAACAGCTCCCATTCCGAAAAGCCCTTCTGGAAGAAACGCAGGTAGAAAGTGGACGACGTAAAGCCTTTCGGAGCAAAAGCTTCCAGCAAAAACTTCTTTTCGTCCACCGAAATCTCCTCTGCGCTAACAGGGCAAAACGGTGTCGTTATTTTATCAAAAATTTCTTTTGTCATTTCGTCGTTTGTTGTTATATTTGTTGCAAATTTAAGAATTTAAGTTTGAATAAACAATACTCACGTTCGGTTTTAACCCTAATAATAATACTTTTTAACGTATATACATATTTTCATCAAACGTAAGATTATGAGATATCAGTACAATTACTCTTTCCTTGAAAAATGGATCAAGGCAAATGACGACATTCCTGTTGGAGTCATCCTTCAAGCGTTAGGCTCGAAGACTAACAGTCGATTAAAGGCTTGGGCACGAAAAGAGAGTCCGATGCCGGTTATCAGCATGCTCAGATTCTGTAATGCTTTTCAGGTTCCGATTTCCGCTTTCTTCTGCGACGAGGAAGCTGGAGACAATCTGACATTCGTTCCAGGCAAACCCACAATGAGCGACCAGCTGGAGCCTGACGGCGGATATGCCGACCTCGACTGTAGGCAAAAGGGCGAGCGCACACTGATTAGTCCGACCGATGTCAGCATCGTAACGTCGGTCATTCCTGAAGCCGAAAGATACATAGGCGTAGAAGGTAGTGACAACGGCTCGACTATAGAGCATGACAAGACTGAATATGTGAGTGTAAGGACGCTGCTCGAAATTGAGACCCGGCATGAGGCAGCGGAACGCAGGAACGACGAACAGCGTGGCAAGCTGCTCGACATTATCGCCGAACAGCAGAAGCAGATTGCTGACCTGACACGTCTGCTGAATGCCCGTGCTGACAGCCTGGGTGTTCACGGTGGCTACATGGTTGCCGACCATCCGGCGCATGACTGAGGACAAAACAAGAAAAGCGTTACCTATCCATCACGGACGGGTAACGCCAAAAACTAACTTAAACCTAAATAAAAAAAATAATAAGCTAAAAAGCTAATTACTAAATCACTAAAACTTATCTATCACAATGAACTACTATAGTCTTATTTCTGTTCATTTATAGCCGCCAACTTTCGACGGTAAAACTCTTTTTCTTCTATCTGCGTAAGCGTCATGTCGGCGCTTACATACGGCACATCAATATACCAGAATCCGTGATGAAGGAACACGATGGGTGTTCTGTTGCCGAAGCTCATAGGCAAAGGCAGATTTTCTTTTGTGCGCTTCGGCTGCAGGTTGAGTATGCCTATCAGCTCTGCCTCACTCACAACGGGCAGCGCTGCCATTTCCTTTTCCAAGTCTGTGCCTTCCATAGGGAAAAACAACACGCGTCCGTCGGGTGTCTCCGTTCTGTCCCATCCGTCACGTCCGGTGGTGTCGGCAAACTCCACGGCTCCCACTCCACCAGCCATGCCTTTAGGCGACTCGTAATAGTGTTCGGCTCCCTGCTTCCGCGCCCAGTTGAGGGCCGTCTGCTCGACATCCTGACAACGGTACATAAAAGTCTGAATGTCACGAGCCACCTTTTTGTCAACACTCACTTTGTAAAAATAATGCGGCTTCTTCATTTTCTATATTTTTTAGTTATTAATTATTAATTGACGGGGTTTCATCTTAGCGCAGCATAGATGACTGGCTCTCCACATTCGTCATCCTTCATCTTAAAACCTCTCACAGCCAACTCCTGAAGGTACAATGCCAGCGGGTCGCCCAGCGGACACACCACTGCCTTGAAGTATGAGCGAAGCTGATAGTCGGAGAACATGTCGCAGTCTTCGCGCCAATGGTCGAGAGGCTTGTATTTCTCACAGAAAGCTTCTATCTTGGCAGGGATAACAAAGTCCTGCAAGGTGACTTCCGGCTGCTCGGACAGTTCCATCATGTCGTTCTTTTTCTTTCCCATAAAGTCTTATTTTTGTTCGTTATGCTTGACGTACCAAAAAAGAAGAGCAAAACAAATGATAACGGCTATCAGCATGCGTATATATTCTCCATCAGACGCAGCCTTAATATCTTTCGTATTCTTCTCCTTCTCTACACCCGTGCTGTCCTTCTTCGCCCAGTGGGTGCCAACATTCAGTTTATTGCTCAACACTAAGCTGTCTATCGTGTGCTGCATCCGTGATATGGTATCTTCCTTGTGCTTCAGTAATGCCTCGTATGTGGCATTACGCTCATAGTCGCCCTTGCGGTGTATGGTACGGTCGGTGGTGGTGGTCTTGTTGCCATGGGCATCCGTGCTCTCGATCACTCTCTCGGTGATAGTCTCCTCGTTGCTGCCCTTGTCGGTCATGGTGCCGGACGTATGATTCTCGTCCGTGACTGTAACAGCGCTGCTGTCCGTCCTCGTTTCTGACTTCGCCACACTGTCCTTAACGATGGCTACGACACTATCACGCCGTTGCTCACTACTCCCCTGCTCCACCTTACGTGAGGCAGCGCAGCTCGTTAGCGTGATTACAGCCATAAGCCATAACATAACAGATTTGAATTTTCCCATATATATGTCTTGTTGATTACGCCTACAAAATTAGAAAAAGTCGCTAACATCAACAGGACATAATAAAACACCGCCTACCCTTGGGAATGGGTAAGCGGTGTGAAACTATTTATTATTTTACAATCTTATATTTCAGAGATAATATCTTGCCGAATACTTTTGCCGAACATTTTTCAGTATGATTTAAAACGGCAATATCATTTAAGTGCTCCTCTATCATTGTAGGTAGAGCTTTATTCGGTACTCCTAAAAGAAGGTACGTACCATCATACGACAAGAATTGAGCTTTCTGCAAGTCGGCTGCAAGGTCTTTGTCTATCAAGCGCAAAAACTGCTGCCACTCCTTTTCACCTGGATTGATTTCCTCGGCTTCGGCAAAGGCAAACGTCTGCTGCTGTGGTCCCGACTTCACGCTATGCTGCTTTATCCACTGCCCCATGATATAGAACACAAACTCTTCCATCGTACCGTTCCAGCTATGCGGCTGCTCCACTGCCTTTGGTACGCCATTATAGGCATAAGTCTTGAAGTCGTTCCAAAGGTCTTCGGGAACCGTCTTGAATATAGCCATCATGCACTTCTCGTCAAGCGTAGGATATATATCGCACAACGTCTTGCACAGTCGCTTTTCTGAAGCCTTACGGTGGTCTTGCTTTGCTTTCTTCTTATCCGCCACCTTCACAAACTCTATATAGCTCGGTTCTCCCCTTGTTTTACCTCGTGGACGCACCTCTTTTTTTATGTCGAAATAGAAATCTATCTGTCCCGCATCACAAGCACGCTTTATATCGTCAAGAGCTGTTTTTATTATGCGCGATTTAAACATACTATAACGGGGATATTTTACGTCAGTCACATTACCGTCAGCATCACGTTTTACAAGTCCCAGATAGTCACGTATTTCAAAAGGGGTTATCTCCACCTTAGACAGATCGAAGTTCTTCATCTTATGTCTGACAAGATAATACATCAAGGGCATATTGTCAACCTTGCCTATACGTGCTATGTCTTTTGGATGCGATACGTAGCCGAGATTCATGTCGAACATTTCAAAGACCATATCCGTATTCAGGTAGATGTCTACATATCCTCGTGTACGGTCCACCTGTACGTCAGTCAGTTCATCATCCTCGCCTAACTTCATCCTCACCTGTGTCCCTTTGTCGGTAACAGGTGTGTCTATCTTCGAGAATATCTGTATTAAGCGTTTTACAGGTTTTCCTTCATCGTCAAACGTGTTCTTCTCTAACTGCACGTTTAACACTTCTTTTAACGCCTCACGCACTCTACTATACGAACAGGAAGATACACCCAGCTCACTCAGTTCTATGCGCACAGGAGGCAAATTATCCCTATCCTCGCGCGTCATCATAGGCTTAGGATCTTCCTTGGAACCTTGCAATACAGGATTTTTAAAGTACTTGCCTATATACACCTGTAGATGCTCAACCACCTTTACCATGATGTTCTGCTGGAGCAAAGTCAATCCTTTCTGTGCTCTGGCATAGGCAAAAGGTGTGTTGATATATTTCTTTATTATCTGCTTATTGTCTTCCATGTCATGTTTTTTAAGTCGTAACCTGTAAGTCACTACATTTATGTGCTGAAGTCACTACAAAAGTGTGCTGAAGTCACTACAAAAGTGTGCTCTATTGTTTCGTAACTCATTGATTTTCTTTCTCTTAGCCTTTCGGTAATATATAATATAGAAGAATTGGTGATTTTTTTATTTTTCTATAATATATAAATTACTATAGAATCCTCTATATTCTTATATTCTATATTACGACACGAAATTGTAGTTGATTATCAGTTGTTTACACGCCAAAAGAGCACACTTTTGTAGTGACTTCGGCTCACTTTTGTAGTGACTTCAGCACACTTTTGTAGTGACTTCGGCTCACTTTTGTAGTGACTTCGTAAACAAAAACGTAGGTTTGTACCTTAAAATCTAAACCTACGTTTTTATTTACCTCGCACACCTTGAGGTAAAAAACTTTATTAGGATTTTACCTTACATATTACAAGTCCTCGCTGAATATCGCCTCGCTTTTTTCAAAGTTGTCCATATCTGTGTACATTAGACAAATAGAAACGCCAGACCCGAAGCTGGACGTTTTCAATGATTGAAGGATAAAACCAATGCTGTTGTCGCCTGTTTCGTCAAGGATATTGAACGCCATTCCAATAAACTCGCCGTCTGGACCTCTGTTTTCCTCGGGCGTGGTGTTAGGATATTTCTGTTGCAAACTCTCGGTTAAGTTCAAGAAGGGGATACGAGCAGACTCTACAGTTGGATATTGCATTTCAACCGCAGCACTGAACACTATTTTGCTCTTAGGATTATACAATACACTAATCGTAGCGTTCTTGCCCATAAACTTACCGCTAAACACCCTACCGCCTGACCCTGCAGCTTTCGACTTCGCTGCATCGTATGTCACACCCTTAGCCTTCAGCTTCAAGGCAAAGTTGTCCACTGTTCCGTCTAATGGTATGCCCATGAACTTCATGTGCTGCTGTGCGCTTGCTGCCATACACAGGCAGAGCGCAAACAATACTGATATTATCTTCTTCATAATAGATTAGTTTAGATTTTACATTTTGTTCCTATCCAGGAACTCAATCACAGCCTGTAGCGCCAAATCCTTGATTGGTACACCTGTGCGCATTTTCATCAGGGCAATTCGCTCGTAATATTCCATCGGCACGTAGATAGTGATGCCGTTCTCGGTCTTCTTTCCTTTCGGCTTACGCATGTTCATTGCAACACCGTTGCTGAATGATGTGGTTGTCGGTTGATCTGCTACAGGAGTTGTAGTTGTCGATGTCTCGGTCTCAGACGTTGTTGTAGAAGCAGTCGGGTTTTCTGTTGTCGGAACTTCTGCGGACGGAGCAGTGGCAGCACTCGCTGCCGCTGCTCCACTCCCCTTGTTTCCCCTGTTCTCCTTACGCTGCTGACTGCCGGATTCCAATATGCGCTCGTTCTCCTCGATAGCGTCAGACTCCTCAAGACTGAAGCGTTTCGTCTTCTTCGTCATTTCTCTTGCCATACCCTATAATATTAAAAAGTGAAACTGTTGATAATTTCCTTGGTAAAACGCTCGTAGTCCTGCCCTACCCTACAATATGGTGCATAAGCAAAGATGTCTTCTCGCATTGCCTGGGCTTCCACCATCTTGGTGTCGCGGCGTGTGTAAGCGTCAAACATATAGTCCTGATACTTCTCGCCAAGATAAGCCTTAAATTCCTTTGTGGCATTAGTCTGGTCATTGCTCATAACCATCAGCAAGCCACGAATGTCAAGCTCCGGATTAAGATCCTCACGTGTCTCCTCGATGGCGTTGATGATTTCGGCAATACCTTTTGTTGCCAACACTTCGAGCTGAACGGGCAAAACTACGCTTGTTGCTGCCGTAAGTGCATTGTATGTGAGCAGCGACATCGCTGGAGGACAGTCTATAAGCACATAGTCGAAGGCATCCACGACGGTATTTACGCCTTCGTCTGCCAGCTCGGTGCCAGCCATTTCGTTCAGCGGCTTGGCAAGCAACTTGCAAAGCGCCTTGCGAGGCACGGCACGCTGATTAAGGAACGGTTCTATGGATATGAGCTGCGCAGCAGCCGGAGCGAGGTAAACGCCCTCGCGTACCTGATAGACGGGCAGATTGCTCTGTTGTACCAATGCGTCGTAAACGGTAGGTTTGCCTACATTCTGAGTCTCACTCCATCCGAAGAGGAACGAGGCACACGCCTGCGGGTCGAGGTCGATGATTAGCACACGCGGCAGTCGTTTGCGTCCGTCGGCATCCACGCCGAACTTACCCTTACCAAAACGACGCAAACCTGCTGCCAGGCTCTGCACTGTTGTTGTCTTACCTACACCGCCTTTGTGATTTACAAAGGCAAGCACTTCTCTTAGTCTTTCCATAATCTGTAAAATGTATTTTAAGTTGATAATATCTATTCATGTACGCAGAAAACATCGTTTCTGTAACACGTTGCAAATTTAAGAATTAAAATTGATATATCCAAACATCCACGCACATTTATTTGTTGATTTATTTGTTTATTGCTTTGTTGGTTGCTTTATTCATTGCTTTATTTCTTTGTTTGTTTATTACTTTATTTATTCATTGCTTTGTTGATATATGTATTTATATGTGTATTGATTTGTTTATTGCTTGATTTGTGTATTGGTTTGTTGATGTGTGTATTTGTGTGTTTATGTATTTATGTGTGGATGTGTTTGTGTATTCGTGGAAAACCACAAATGTGGATTTATGTTTTTATGGGATTGTGGTTTTATGGAATTATGTAAATCCACTCTCCTCATTATCAGTCCCATTCGTCATTCACAGTTATGTCCACCTGATCCTCTTCGCTCGTTCTCTCCGTGCGGAGGGGCAGGATGCAGTACTTAGTCTTCGTTCCTGCCTTCGTCACCGTGCCATGCGGTACAAACGTGTAATAGCCGTTCGACTGACTATCCGGCACATCAGCATACTTCAACACCTGCGCAGCCTCCAATCTCGTAGGCAGACGATAACGCGGGACAGCAATCAACGACGATGGGGTAGGGCAGTCACCTAACACCACGTCCTCCACAAGATTTTCGTTATCACTACCGCATGAAACAATCGTCATGCCCACGGCTGCAATAGCAGCCATCATCTTCAAGTTAGTTCTCATAATCTTTAGGTTTTAGTTAGTAAATTGATTTTGAATCCAACAGAAAACACAAAATCCACAGAATATTTTAATAGACAAATTCCGTTTATTCCGTACCTTCTGTTGGCTTATAACAGTGGCTTACCCTACAAGCGAACGGACAAGGTTTGATCCCTTCTGTGTCAGCTCATACACATCCTCATTGAACATTCGCTGATACCACTTTGTAAGATACCCTGCTTCCACAAGCTCCTCCAGCTCCGAGCACGCTGCCGTTCCGTCGCTTCTACGATGATACCCTGCGAAGCCTTTGTTCCGGATATGCTTCATTGCCATAATCTGTTCACTTGAAAATTTCTCTGTTTCTGCCATAATTCTATAAAGTTTAATGGTTAATAATAAATTACTGTATGATATGTTACTTCGTATGGAGTTTCTGGTACTGCTCGTCGTCAATCTGTCCTTCCTTGTGCATCTGCTCAAGATACATCCGTGCCACAACGCCCAGTGAATACTTTAGACTCTCGAATGCCAGTCGCAGGTTATCGCCCTCAAGCAATCTGAAGTCAGAGAATTTTCCGTCCTTCCACATTTCCACGTCCACTCCCACTTTCTCGTCATCGCCACCTACGGCAATGCGAATCTCAAATTTCTGTTTTTTTCATAATGACTTACTTATTATTTAGTTTCTTTGTTACATATCATCGAATGAAACCAATGAAACAAACTGCCATCCGTTCAATCTGTTTCATCCGATGATAATAAAACAGTTCATACGCCGTTTAGTCTTCTTCTGCAATCAAATCATCAAGATAATCGTCTGCATCCGGCCATAACTCATAAGTTCTGGTGTTGGGACGAGGAGACTTCTGATATTCTTCATCAGAGATATATCCCTGCTGCTTCAATTTTTCAATACGCTGTTGAGCTTCTTCCTCTGTGAAAAACTCGTTGTCTGTCACGTCGTTCTTCTCACGGTCGTTCACAATATAATGACCGCATCCATAAAAGGTGGTATAGATAACGGAGTGTGCTCCATATTGTTTTGTTTCTTCGTATGTCATAATATGTAATCTTTAAAGTTATTCCTTTGTCAGTCCGCCGATCATCGGCATTAAGAACACCGCAGCACCCGCAAACGCCAACAGCACTACTCCCGTTGACACAGCCATCAGCACCGCCAGTACACCCGCCAACACCGTCTTCACGCCCATGCCCTTGTCTTCACTTTCCGACGTGTCCTCGCGTTCCTTTCGCAGCGTCGGCTCGCCTACCTGCGGATAGTTACGCTTGCGCTTCGGCTTTGGCTGAGGTATAGGCTCCGGCTGGGGTATAGGTTCCGGCTCTGCTTCCGGTTCCTGACTCTGATTAATATCCTGCTCTATAACGTGAGGCTCTGGATGATGAACAAATCCCGATTCGTCTATAACAAGAGGCTCCTCGTCAATAACAATAGGCTCGTCCTCGACAATAGGCTCGTCCTCAACAACAGGTACGTCCTCAATGATAGGCTTTTCCTCGATAATAGGTTCTTCTCCCACCTTGCCATCCACACACACGATAACATCTCCGTGCAGACTGACCTCAATCTTGCATCCAGGTGTAAGATCCTTCTGAAGGAACGTGCGCTCGCTGCCACAGTTAGCATGGGCGAAAAGGTGTCCGTTCATTTCCACCTCGTCAAAGTCGGCTACGTATGTTATCTTGCCGGTCTTCTCGCCTACCGTGGTGTGATGGCCGCGATATGTGGTTACGGCCTTGAACACCGGGCGGAACTTAAACGCGCAGTTATACTTTGCGTCATGGTCGGTATGTCCGATGCGGTCGTAATAGTCGTAGTTGTCGAACTTAAAGACAAGTCCGTCGGTAGGGTAGGGCAGCGACTCTCGCTCCACCTCGGCAGCACACACGATGTTCTCGATATCCTGCTCCAGCTCGGCATCCGGCTTTTCAAGTTTAAGAGCCGACACGAAGCCCGAAGTCTTGAAACCGTTACGCTCAAGGGCCTGCATGGCAGCGGCATGCCTTACCACGTCGTCCATAATAAGACGGAAAGGATGAAACTCCAGGCGCTTGCACTCGTCCTTTACAGCCACCTTCTTGGACATGATGCCGTTGCTCGTAGAACGAGGTGATTTGCCAGCCTTGCTATAACGAGCAAACTCCTCAAGCGAAATGATCACCTCACCTCTCACCTCTACACGGTCGTACTGATTCCATACGTCCACCTGGGCAGGTACGCCCTGTACATGCTTGATATGATCCAGACAGTCGTTGCCAAACAATTCCTTGCCGTGTCCGTAGGTGGCTTCTGCCAATACTCCCTGACGATATACTAAGCTCACGGTCTCGCCGTCAAACTTCCACTCTACATCCACCACCGTGCCCTTAGAGCTGATATTGGTCGCTCGTTGCTGTGCTCTCAGATATTTCACCACCGCCTTGGCATCATGCAGCTTCTTCATGGAGAGGCAAGCCGTGCGACGTGCCACCGTGCGCTTTCCGTTACCGTTCTCGCTATAACACTGCTGAGTAGGCGAGTCGGGCAATACCTCGTCCGCGTGCTGCTCTTCATACTCCTGCAAGGCAAAGTACATAACGTCATATTCCTCGTCGCTGATGGTCGGACAGTTCAGCCCGAAGTATCTATAGTCGTGCATCTTCACCACGTCCACAAACGCACGATAATCGTCAAAATCCTTAATCTTAGTCATATTCTATAAAGTATTTAAAATGTTATTCTTGTCCTTGTTTCGTTCTCTCACTTCTCTACTTGCGCCAATACGCCTACGACTCGTGCTTTGTCGTCGATGTACCGATTAACCAGACAATAGTCTCCTGCTTTCACCCGCTTGTAAGGAATGCGCTTATAATCCCCGAAGTTTCCCGACGGCCTGTAATAACGTCGCTTGTTTTCGTCTTCAGGGCATTCTGACGGTGAACTGATAGCAAGGGAGCATGTGCAAGCACAAGGCCATAGCCTTTCTCTCCTGCTGTCAACTTCTGATAGTCGGCGCAGAAATCACTGATCAACTTCTGAATCTTGTCAGTTTTCTCTTTGTTAATAATCTCTAAAAATTTTGTTTGTTAATAATTTGATTAATACGTATGATATTATATCATGTCGTCCTTTTATTTATACACTTCGATGCACTCTATTGCCTCGCAGTCGATATAGCTGTTGCAAGCCTTGCCTAATACCGAGATAACCTCCGTGTCGCTGTTGTAGCCGATGATGTCGTCCTCACCGCTGTCACCGTTCACAAAACTGAAGCACACGCAGTCGCTGTGCATCTTGATTACTCCGTGCTGCTGATTGCTCTGCGCAGCCATCAATATTGTCTGTACTGTCTTAAATTTCATAATTTTCTGTCGTTTTTAAATGTTTGTATAATAGGGATTATTTCTTCATTCTCGCTTTCACGCAGCAGTATATCAAATCACGCGGTACGCTGTCGAGAGCTGCGTACCAGTCGGGCAGCTCCTCATAAGTCGTTGCCGTCAGTATGTTCTTCACAGCCGAGAAACGCACGTTACCGGGTATCATGTCGAGCTGTTGCTCATGCGGTCTGTTGCGCCTGACCCATGCCCAGATGTTTTCGTTAAGACTCGCGGGCGCTTCGTATTCCACGCCTAAGAATGTGAAGGTCTTGGCCTTCTGTGTATTTCGGTTTGCCATAATTCAGTGGATTTTTAAAGGTCCTATAATATTCGTCTCGTACCACACAGCCGCCTGTGCCATCGTGTCCTTCAGCTCCTCTATTATCTGCTTGTAGTTGCCCTGAGTGACGGCTATGTGTCGTTCTGGATGTTGTCCGTCGTGGTCGCCGCTTGCCAGATGGATGATGCAGAATGTGCGGTCGGTGTCGTGATGGGCTACCATGCCTCGCTCCTTGAGAGCTGCCACTGTGCGGTCGAAGTCTGCCGGAGTGGTAGGTATCACCTGCAACACGCTCCAGGGACGCTCCTGAGCCGTGAGGAGCGTCTGGCCTTCCTGCTGACTGAGCAGGAAGGAATGAATTGTTCTTGATGTTTTCATACTGCAAAGTTAAGCGAAAGTTGACGGGTATCTACTTCTTGACGGCGGCTTTTTCTTCTGCTCGCCTTAATTCTCACTTCTCTCATAATGGCATCCAGACGTTGCGATTCTGCCTCAATGTACTGTTTCTCCTCGCTGGTGAGCGGAGGCAGTACAAAGGACTCAAGGGCTTTTTTGAAGCGGTACTCGCTTACTTGCTCGTCGCCAATAAAGCAGTCAACACTCTGATATGATCCGTGACGGAGGCGAACCTTGCCTCCTTTCCATGTCATATTACCGATAGTGTAGCTCTTGTAATACCACAACAGACTGTGATAAGTCAGGCCCCATGTTTTAGCCCAATGCTCAGCTGCATTTGCGCTGTTGTCGTAATAGTTTCCTCTTCTTTGCGCTTCGCGCTTAAACTCCTGTAAAGTCATAATCCTTAGTATTTTTAATGTTCTATAATAGGGCAGAACGCCCCCATAATACCTTATTTCCGATTTTCCGCTAATATTTTTCTCACGCTATAATAAGGCGTGTTAAACGGATATTTCACTTCGTTGATGACGTACACCACGGTCGGCTCCGTCATGCGCAATGTGTCTCGACACTCCACACGGCCATACATGCCATGAACCATGAAGTTTAATGCGCACATCTTGCAAGCAATAGGATCGCTGTCTTGTGCCACATACTCGAAGCGACGGCCAGCCGAATGGTCCAGTTTGCTCTTCTCCATGTAGTGAGCCAGTAGCAAACGCCCGCTACCTGCTGCGCAGTCGTTCACCTTGCCATGATCCCCGGCTCCCAGTGTGCTAATCCGTGCCATGAGGTCCGACACACTCTGAGGCGTGAAGAACTGCCCTGTCTTCGATGCCTTGCCACGGCTCAGATACATTTCCTCATACAGGATGCCGAACACGTCCAGCCACTCGCCACGCTCCATCGCTGTTGCTACATCGTCGAGCCACTGGAAGGCGAGTCCGGCAAAGTATGGATTTTGCTTCACGCAGTTCAAAATGTGCTGGCTATATTCAACGGTGCCAGCCTTGAAAGCGTCAATACTAAAGAACTCTATAAGGTAGTCACAGAAGTCGCTGAGAGCCATTTCCTGCGGTCTGCTATGCTTGTCGGCCTGTTCGGTCAATACGTCGATATACTTCTTTTTATCCATGATTTTCTCAAAATTTTATGTGTTCTATAATAGGGGAGCTGCCCTGCTGCCAGGCGCAGCCCGTGCATGATGATTAATAGCCCTTCCAGAAGTAGGAGTGGTGGCTATACTGGCTTAATGCCTTCTCCTTGGCAAACTCGCGGATCTCGTAGTCGTACTGTTGCATGTCCTTAAAAATCTGTTCCGCTTTTCGTGCCAGACGTAGGTATGTCGCATACTTCTTTTTTGATGCCTTGAGGTTCTTAATCGTCTCCAGACGGCCATTTTTATACTTTTCTATAACGGCAACGGCTTTTTCTGCTTCTAAACGGTCGCCAGTATTCCACTGCCATTCGTTCGGATTCACTTCTTTCTCATTGCCAATATAGCGGCGGTAGCCATTGCCCCAACTAACATAGATAGTGATGTTAGGATAATCTTTCCAGTCATTGTATCTGTAGACGTCGTAACATTTCAGGCTAAAACAATATTCGTCGAACGAGCTATAGAAGCCCGTCGCCTTCTTCACCGCATCGTGGAAGCGTTTATTCAGCACCTTGCCATCAAACTGTCGGCATACCTGAATAAGTCCGTCCAGGGCCTTAATTTCGAGCTGTCGGCGCTCTATCAATGCGTCCGCGTGCTTGCAATACTCCTTAACCTCGTTGGCCTTCTTGTCGGCTTCATACTTCTTTGCAGCCGCCATAAAGTCGTCCTCCGTGCCGATGCTGTAGGACTCTTCCTCGCTGCCATTCTCACGGCTTAACTGGTGCCACAAGTCTATATACTTTTGTGCATCCTCCTTTGTGGCAAAGTGGCGCACGCCATCCAGGCTTTCAGACTTCCACAGCCACACCTCGCCATCGTTGCAAATAAGATTTTTTGCTTCAACAAATATCTGATTCATAATATTCTCAATTTTTTAAGTGTTCTATAAAGAGTTTTTAATTTTATGCGTGTGCTAATGGATTATGAAATTGCATAATAGCGTCCACAAGATCCTGGCATATTTTCATGCAACGTTCATGTGCTTTTTCTTCAGAAATAACCTCCGCACCAAATGTAGTACGATCAGATGGTTTGCCAATGCAATAGGTTTTGTCTGTGCGGAAACACACTATTTTTCTGTCAACACGATAAACGGTCATTCCGTCCTTTTCCTTATAACTTATCTTTGCCATAATATCCATTTTTATGATGATTTAATAAGACAATACGGCTATGCGGTAGTATTCCGTTTCTCCCTCCTCCGGAATGTTGGCAATACACAGATCGCCCGTGGATGCCTCGTAAATATAAGAGCTGCCTATAATATCATACACCGTAAACTCGCCCCGCTGCTGGCTGTGCTCGCCGCTGTTGGCTATACATGTGATGCCGTTGTGATAGCCTCCGGAAGGTGCCGGGAAGTCCCCGGCTACCATCCTGTCCTGAAGAAAGCGTGACGTATATCTGCCAGCCTCCTTGCTTGTCAGTTTCAGGGCCTGTGCCAGGAGTCGCTTCGCCTCCTTCCATCGTGCCTCGTTGAACATGTCACGACGCTGCGGAAAATACTTCTCGTCGTTGGTAACGTTTAATAATGCTATCTGTGCCATAATTTGTGTAAAATCTAAAAGTTGGTGGTGTTTTTATCTGTCTATAATAAGCGGTTTATGCGTGAAGCATACGGCGCCAGAAGCTGAAACACTGAAACGGCATACGGCATGGGAAAAAGCGGGGAAATATACGGTCAACCACTGCCAGGGCGTTATATTCTACATTGACAGTCAGCTCAAAAACGGGACCCAAAATAAATATTAAAGCGCAAATAAATTGTACTGTCCCCGTTATGCCAAACACGTCACACAACAAGAGAAACAGCGGAACGCAAACGACCATACACGAAAGAGAAATGACTGCTACTAACAAAAGTGAGAGAAGGATAGCGGCACGCTTTGCGGCTTTAACTACATTATTTGCAAAATTTGTTTTCATAATCTGTGAAATTTTAAAAGTTATGATATTTTTATCTGCCTATAATAAGGCGTAATTAATACTCGATGCAGAGCAATATTGCCACTACTACTGCAATGATGTTGTAGCCGACGAACTGCCAGCCGGTGCACTGGATGGGGTCGCCATCCTCGCCATAAAAGCTGTGCTGAGTCCGGAGCCACTGACGGGACATTTTAAGGGCCGTCAGAACGTTTTTAACTGTGCGGGTGACGAGCAATACGACGATGGCGAATAAAGCCGTCAGAAGGGCGCGTGTGCCCGCTGTGCGTGATATTGTGATAGTTGGTGCCATGATGATATTGTTTTAAGCGGTTTTCTTATTCTGTTCTTCTACTTCCTGCCACAGGCGCTTACTGATTTTGCTGTAGCCGGCCTCCCCGTTAAAAGCCAGGAACGTGCAATACATTTCCTCGTCGCAATACATTGAAAATGCAAGCTCAGCCTCATTTTTCAAGTCGTCTATAATAGCCTCGATTTTGCGGATGACGTGCGCAGCGTGAATCTTGCTGAGTCCTTTGTTGTCGTACCAGTTGTCGCGGATCACGTCGTCGGCCTCCAGCTCGTCGTGCTCATACTCGAAAGTCTCGTGCCATCCTTCTATCATGCCGCTAACCTCTACTTTTGCGGACCAGTCAAAATTAGCTGCCTCGTAATAGCCGGACGTGCAACCGGCTTGCATGGTAACATATACCTCAGTGTCGCCAAAACAGATGGTTTTAGTCTTCTCTGAAAAAAGAGTTGTAGGGTAGCTGCGGTCCCCGTCATACTCCTCTATATCGTGCCAGCCCTTCGCCTTCAATTCGCCGGCCACGTTGGCCTTGTCGGCTACATAATTAGCCTCCGTGTCCAGTTCGTCATACTTGCCCAAAAGGTCCTGATCCAGCTCACACTCGTCGATATCCTCCTGTGTATAATAAACAGGCATACCAAAAACGAAAAATCGTGAAGCGTTCTTTAATGCAAAATTCGGTGTACTCATAATCTATAAAGTATTTTTAATGTTGTAATTTTATATGTTGTTTATAATCCATAGAACTTGAAAAGGCCATCCCAGCCATCATCGCATCCGACTATATGTTGATGAAAAATCAATTCAGCAACGGCGGCGCACTGAACACCTGTAAGTTTTTCAAGGCCCGGTTTGCTATTGATCATATTGTACAGGGGTTTAGCCTTTTCTGGAGACATACACTTAAGGGACTTGAGGTAATTATTATATCGTGCCATAAGCTATCAAATATTTAAATGTTAGTGATTTTAGATGTATTTTATAATTGGGAGGCCGGAGCCTCCCCGGTATGGTTTAAGCGCACTTTTTCCCGTGTGCTATAACGTGCTCACAAATGGTCTTGGGACAGGCTGAAGTCTTCCATTCTTCATCCTGAAGGAAGTGTGCAAGATTTTCAGGGCTTGTCGTACCCACATAAGTCTTCATCAACTTATAAGTATATTCCCGCTTGATTTTCATCTTCATTTGATAACCGTTCACGGTAATACTGTCGCCATCTATATTGACGCGGTACACCGTAGGGGCTAATCTGTGAATCTGTGTGCGGCCTTCAGCATCTTTATATAATTCGATATTGTCCTTAACAACATCAAACTCGCATACATTATAGATCTTTACATCTTTGCCGCCTTCCTGGATATAGGCGCGCACGGCGTTATATACGCGCTCGTCGTCGGTGTAAGAACGGCCCAAACGTGCCACAGACTCCGTAATAGTTTCGCCTTCGGTGAACAGACTGTTCACGGCAATAAAATCATTTAATTTGTCGGCGGTTTTTTGATTTTCACAAATGATAAGATATTTCTTCATAATCTATAAAGTATTTTTAATGTTGTAATTTTATATGTTGTTTATAATAGGGGAGGCCGGAGCCTCCCCGGTATGATTATTCTTAATCTATATCAATGGTCCAGTGACTACCATATCCTTTATATAAGTGAATTTGGTAGTCTGTTAATCCTTTGCTTTTTGCCAAATTTACAGCTATCTTATACACTTCGTCCGACTGTGCGTCATATCCTTCAGACTCAGCAATAACAGATCTATAAATGATAGATGGTGCATACATAATTTTATTGTTTAAGTTGTTATAATTTTATATTGCATAAGACTTCACCGTGACGGCCTTGTCAGCGCAGAACTCAACTGGATCCGTCTCAAGTATATAAGCTTTTTCGCTTCTATCATACTGATAACCCTGTTCTTTCAGGGACTTCATAACAAGGTTTTTCTCGCGGTAGTCAACGCGCGAACAACTTGTAAGCGACCATACACCGTTTTTTCGGTTGATGGAGTAATGTTCTATAAGATACATTGTTTTCATAATCGTAAAGTATTTTATTTGTTCTTGTTTACGTTTGCAAAGGTAATACTAAAGAATTTACTAACCAAATATTTTTGATAAAAACTTTACTTAAAGTATTATATTTAACATTCATAAAGTATTATCCACCTAATATTATAGTATTATTCACATTCGTTTACAATTCCCTAATATCTGTAATACTCTATAATATCTATAACGAGTCGCCTGGAGTGGGGCACCGCTACAAAAACTCTAAAATCTGTGATTTGCTATAATGTGTGTAACATGATGGAGAGGGCACCAGCGGGCGCAAATGTGCATCCGTGGCAATACTCCATGCCTGATGCCAACGAGGGCACCAGCGGGCGCAAATGTGCATCCGTGGCAATACTCCATACCTGATGCCAACGAGGGCACCAGG